GAATTGGCATCGTGAAGCAAGCAGACCAACTTGTAACGGCTCGCTCGCTATGGGGTCAGTCCTTCAACGGAACAGCAAACGTGAGCGGCAACATGACAGGTGTGGGCAACATCAATACTTCCGCAGCACCAGCAGGAACTATCTACACAAACAACTGGTTCAGAAGCAAGGGAAGCACTGGTTGGTATAGTGAAGACCACGGCGGCGGTTGGTACATGAGCGATAACACTTGGATTCGCAACTGGGGTAGCAAGGATGTATACCTCTCCAACAAACTTAGCGTGAATGGTAACGTCGGCATCGGAACAACTGCCCCATCTCATAAGCTGCATGTGTTGGGCGACATCTACACAACAACCAGGGTGAACATCAACGGCATCATCTTGGAGAAGGACTCCAACGGTGACTTGAAGGTTAACGGAAATCTCTATGCCACAGGTGGAATAAGCGCATACGGAACTAGCTCTGCTGGAAGTGGCGGTGGATTGAGCGGTAGCGTTCTCGCATGGGACTCCGCTATCAAGATGCCTAACGCTACGAATGGAAGTTCCGACACTACCAAGACGGAATCATCTTTCTTGGCCAGTGCTTGGTCTATAAAGCAGCTTTACAACAAGGTTACTAGCTTGGAGGGTGGCTCGGCAATGAACGTAAGCGTTAGTGGAAGTGGCAACGCCGTGACCTCTATCAGCAAGAGCGGCACTACTATCAGCGTGGTCAAGGGGAGCACGTTCCTAACGGCTCACCAAAGCCTTGCTAACTATTATACCAAGAGTAGTGTAGATTCTCTTCTTAGCGGTAAGTCTGCTACTACTCATACACATAGTGTAAAGATTAACGGTATCACTAAAACCATTCCGGCTAGTGGTGGAGATGCTGTAGATTTGGGAACTTATCTCACCGCACATCAAAGTCTCGCAGCTTATGCAACTCAGAATTGGGTTAAAAATGAAGCTACTGCTCATAACGCAGATATGGTAGATAATTATCACGCTAGTGGTTTGTTTACTGGTTTCAGTATTTCTGATGTTGCAAACAAGGTTACTATTAGTATTGGTGGAACTTCTAAAGCACTGAATTTAGTAAGAGCTTTTCCTAGTGGTGTTGGAAACAATTTTAACGATATTGCAACACACGGGAATAGTATGGGTATGTCTTATATTGCAGCACCTTATGCTAGTTCTACTGCTAACTATCAAACGTTGAATGGTTATGTTAATCCTAATGGACAAACTGGTTGGCATCATTATATTAATCTGTCTTATACTGATAGTAATAATACGGCAACTTCTCCTAATATGTGGCAAACTCAGTTTGCTATAAAAGCTGGAACTACTGAAGTTTATGTCCGTTCTAGAGCTGGAGGCAAGATAAGTAATGATGCAGCTTGGGCTGCTCCTTGGGTAAGACTTGCTAGAGTTACTGACAATGTAGCATCTGCATCAAAAGTTGTTAATGCTCTTTCTTGGAGCGGTTACAGTAGTGGTTCTTATAATGGTTCTGCTGTAAAGTCTATTAGTATTCCAAATAATACTAATCAGCTTACTAATGGAGCAGGATTCATTACAGCTAGCGCAAGCATCACAGGTAACGCCGCAACAGCAACCAAGGTGAACCACTCCCTTTCGGTCTTCGGCAAGTCATTCAATGGTTCGGCTGATGTGACCGTTGCGGACACGGACTTGATTGCTTCCATATTAACAGCCGCAGCGAACTTGACCGACAAGACGGAGATTCTTACTTCCTATGCGAGCAACAATGGATTCAACGACAGCAACGCCAAGAATAGGATATATAGAAGACCAGCGTCGGCAATATGGGGTTACATTAACAGCAAGACAATCTCCAATGCGGATAAGTTGGATAATGTCCATCTCAACGGCATATTCACCGCTTTGAGCAACACGAACAATGGAGTGAGCATGACAATCGGAACGGTTGCAAAATCGTTGGCGAACATGCAAGTGTACTCGGCAACCAAGTTGGTGACGGCTAGGAACATCGCCCTTAACGGCGACTTTACGGGTAATGCCAACTTCGATGGCTCTGCCAACATCACCATCAATGGCTACATGAGCTATTGTAATGCAAACGTCAGCAACACCAACACTTATCCTTGGCGAAGAATAGCTAAGGTGAATGAGATTACAGGTAATTGGGCAGATGGCTGCATCTTGCTCTATATCTCTGAAGGCTTCAATGGCGGCTGTTATGGAATAGCTAGGGTCTACATAAGAACGGATAACCTCTCCACAGGTGCAAACGCAAGTTGTAGCATTCAGTGGATTTCACGCAACGGCTACGGTTTGGACAGCTTGAAGATTGCAATGTACAAGACCACAGGCAAGGCATACTATGATGTGTTCCTTAAGATGCGTGGCGCGCATGGTTCTGTTGTAATCAGAACGTTGCAAGACATGCGTGGTGGCTTGGGCAAGAGATTCACCTTGGTTAATAGCACGGAGACAACCAACGCCGCAAGCCATACCGAGGCATACGCAACCATCGAGGACGCAGCGACCGCCATTCACAACCAAGCCTACACAAGCATCGCACAAGGCTCTGACGTGGCAACGGTGCATAATGCGGACATGGTGGACGGAATACACGCCAGCGGATTGTTTACGAACTTATCTAACAGCGGGAACAGCTTGTCTATAACGGTCGGAGGAACAAACAAGACGCTGACCGTCAACTATGCGAGCAATGCAGGAAATGCCGACACGTTGGATGGGGTTCATGCCTCTGGCTTGTTTACCAATCTGTCTAATAGTGGGAATAACATTTCCATTACCATTGGCGGCACGAATAAGACGTTGACAGCTGCCTATGCCAAGAATTGTGACACCGTGGACGGCTATCATGCTCAGTTAGGAAGTAGCAAGCCGTATGGCAAGATTCCTGTAATTGGAACTGATGGCGTGATAGAACTTGGACATTACATTGATTTCCACCACGACAACACCACAGGCAGCGACTATTCCGTAAGGTTGCAGACCAACGGCAACCACAGCAATGTGGTAACGCTTCCAACGGCGACAGGAACCTTGGCACTTACATCGGACAATGTAGCCAGTGCCACGAAACTTCAAACCGCAAGAACCATCTGGGGTCAGTCCTTCAACGGAACGGCTAACGTGAGCGGTGCTTTGAGCGGTGCGACCACCATCAGCGCAAGCAACACCATCAGTACCACCTTGCAGAATGGTGCGCTTAAGATTGGCAACAAGTTAACTCCTATTAGTGCCATTGATGCGCAAGTTATTTTCAACACAGGTGCGGCTATTCGTTTTGGCGAGACTGCCTGGGATTGGAATCAATGGGCTGGATTGAAGTACACTCATAGCAACAAGACTGTCTACCTTGGCATTGCGGACGGAAGTGTGTTCAACGCAAATAAAGCGCAGAGTTATGGTAAACTTCAGCTTAAGGCAATAGATAGAATACTGTTTGATTCAGATTCCGACAACTTTCAAATATATTGTGATAATAGCTATGATTGTCTTCGTATTGGCTCTTCTGATAATAGTGGATACGTATTAGTTTCGGATATTGGTAATTGGGACATAGACGGCGAAGATGAGTACGGTGCTAATAATTGGCGCATAAGTATAGATGGTTCTAGTTTGTTTAAGAAAATTTCTTGTCCAAGTATTTATACTGCTGATAGTATTACTTCTACATCAAACAAAGCTTTGTTGCTTTCAGGGAATGTTATACGAGAATATCATCATGGTGGCTCACTTTATTATAGTTCCATTACATTTAAAGATACCACTTTAGCTTTAAGTGCTTATGGTAACATAGGGCTTACTAGCACACAAGGTATAACCATCGATGGTGGAAATGGTACAATATCAATGGTAGCAACTGGTGGTTTTGACGTAACTTATCGTGCTGCTAGTCTCAGCGTCTCTCAAACAGGGGCTTCGGAATATACTTGGACTTTTAATCATGGCTCTATCAAGACAACAGGCGGCATAACAGCTTATCAGTCTTCCGATGAACGCTTGAAGCACAACATACACGGCGTTGACAGCTTGGCTATCATCAAGGCAATGGGTGGAACGGTGGCTTTCCGATACAATGAAGACGACAAGGCTAGCATCGGATGGATTGCCCAAAGGGTTCTTCACAACACATTGATGCAAGACCTTGTGGAGAAGGACGAAGACGGCTATCTTAAGATTAACTATTGGTCGCCAAAGCTGATTGCTGTAGCCTTCGGTGCTATCGAGCAAGTTGACGATGAGGTCGTCAAGTTGAAGGCTAGGGTTAGAGAGTTGGAGAATGAAGTTGAACAATTAAAAAGTGATAGATTATGAGTTTGAAAGATGGAATCATCAGTGCTCCTGTGAGCATAGACGATGTTAAAAGTGTTCTTGGAGAGAGTAGCAACGACCTTGCTACCCTCTGCAAGAGCGACAATATAGACAAGTGGGCGGAACACAAGCCTGTAGTTTACAAGGCTAATTTCGATAGTAATGACGGCAAAGGTAATGGAAATTATGGCTTGTCTCCCGTAATCGTGGAAGGAGATAGCAGTTATACGAACGACACAACAGCCATGAGTAACATTATACAGGCGATACTTAAAGGTAATGATGATTGGGTTTATGCTCATCCTACGGGAGGAGTTAATTCTCCATACCGATTAGGAGACTTTGTAGGATATAAGAATAAGAATTATCCACCTTTTTACATGAATTATGATAAGGAGGTTTCGGTTAATGTGCAAGTAACGCCTACATACATGTGGGGGATAACGGAAGGCGAAGACTTGCTGTATAGTAAGTTTAGTTTGTTCGACAATAACGACCTTTATCTTTGGGGATTTTATTCAAAATACCCAAACTTCAAGTCGTTCAATTATTTTCGCTCGGACTCTCCAATAGCAGAAGGTGCAAGAGTGGGAACGCAAATAACAGTTGGCTTAGGAAGGCAATACTTTGTCTTTGCAATGGGCAATGCTAAAGGCAATAAGTTCTTAACCATTCCAAATAGTTATGGTAAAGCGAAACTGACTTCTTATCCCTTATCCGCTGTATTCTACAGGAGTTTCTTTGAGGAAGACTTGTCGTTGGTAACAGCCGATAGTAAAGACCAAATAAGTGTAGGCTATGGAACTTATAGCCTTTATACATTATTAGATTTAGAAGACGAATATGGAGATGGACTACATCTCATTTTGGCAGTAAATAGATATAGAGATTTTTATATCACTTTCTATGGCACTCCGCTGACAAATTCTTCTTATGAATTAACGGATGTAAAGCTAAGTTACGAAGGTTCTGACTATAACTTGTCAGACTTGGAAATAGACCAAAACCCTGCTGGTTCGTTAAGTCTCATAAAAGGAAAGAGCCAATTCTTTAGGTTCCACTTTAAAAATGTATTTAGTGATTATGATGCAACGACAAACCAACCAAAGCAGTTGGATATTCAGCTAAAGATAAAGGGTAACACCATTATTAACTTATATGGAACAAAGCTATATAGCATAGGAGGTAAGGCAATAAACGAAGATGGCTTTGTTCCTTACAAGTATAATCAGTATTAATTAATTTTTCAAACTACAAAATTATGAAAGTAACATTAGGTAAAATGACAGAGTTCAAGAGAGAGGTTGACATCGTGAACGATTCAACCAAGGTTAAGGGAAATGTAGCCGTCAGTGACGGTAACATTATGAGTGTAGACAACGGTGTGGTGTTGGACGGCGACGGCAACCAGATTGCCACGTTCAGCCAGTATTCCACGGACAACTTGAACGTGAACTACAACACTTCCGACTTGCAGAAGATGATTGATGCCGTGACCAACATCAACGCCTTCTCCGCTTATGTCAAGGAACACGTGGATGGGTTGTCGGAGGGTATTGCTGCCGACTCTGCGGGCGAGTAACAATTAGCTTGATTTGTGGGTGCGAAAACGAAAAAGTGAGTAACACCCACTTTCTTGCTAATTGTTTAGATATTAAAGTGTTAAATGCTTGCGTATGTGCAAATTATTTTGTACCTTTGTAAGCGAATTTATTTATCAATAAATCAAGCGAATTTATGAAAAAGATTAAGACAATCGAGGCGGTTAACGCCTACAAGACATTGAAGGGCTTCAAGACAAGCTCTTTGAGTGAGGAAACTATGCTGGCGGTATGGAAGAACATGAAGGCTCTCCGTTCCATCGCCGACACCTTCGACAAGGACAAAGAGGAGGCGCAGGAGTCCTTGAAGGATGACAAGTTCGAGGAAATGCAAGGCAAGCTCAAAACCGCACAGGAGAACGAGCGCAAGATGAAGGAAGAGGGCTACACCTACACCAAGGAGGACACAGACCTCTTGCAAGAGGTGAACGCCTACTTTGCTGCCTTTGGCAAGAAGACCATGGAGTACTTCAACGAACTCGCCGACAAGGAGGTCGAGGTGGAAATCACCGAGGTCGAGGAAGCCGAGCTGCTTAAGGCTATCAAGGCTTGCGAGAAGAGCTTCGATGACATGGAGATGCTCGCTTGCATCTGCAAGTAACGTAAAAGAAAATGAGAATGTTTCTTTATTGTGGGCGGCTGATTATTTCGGTCGCCCATCATTTTTCACTTACAATCTGTAATTTACCCCCAATTTTTGCAGCCATCTACTTTCAGATTGTTACTTTTCTCAAAGTTTAACACAAAAATATTCTCATTTCCGATGGCTTTGTGCAAAAAAGTGTATCTTTGCAACATCATTTAATTTAAATCAACGCTTATGAATAAAGAAGACGAAGACAACCTATTAAAGTGGTTGAAAGACAAAGATGTCAGTGAGGTTATGGATTTGCTGATGAGACATGGTAATCGGTATAGCAGAAGGATTCTGAAGTTCTTCCGCTGGTTCTGTAAGTACGTGCCAGTAATCCTTATGTGCTTTCACGCTTTTGGAATTTGGGAGTTCTCTCAGCATCCAAGAGAGATGTTCATCCCTTATGCAGAGAATACACCTTGCTACTTCTACATCTACTTTATGGTGTATGTTCTGCCTATGGTGGCTATTCTGGCAAGCAGATTCTTCTTTCTTTGCTGGAGATACAGAATACCATTTTTTTATTTCTTCGGCATCAATGCGGCTCATATCGTGGAATGGAGCTGGTACACAACCAAAAATATGATAGATTCCTGTTTTACAGTTATGGTGGTAACGGCATTATTCTATTTATACGGCTTTGCTGATATGTTTATCAGTAGAACCAAGCTAGGACGAAAAATTTGTGCGTGATTATGGGAAAGATACTAAATTATAAGATGCTCGGAACGGCTTTTAAGTCGCTGAGTGATGCTTGCTTCAAGGCTGACGAGCAGCAGAGGAATGGCGAGAAGGTCACCGCTTGCGGAATGAGCGATGAAGACCTGGATAGATTGTGCGACATCATCCCCGATATGCTTAACCCTATGTTGAGCACCGAGGAAGTCAAGGAGAAGCTTCACGTTTCTGACGCAACATTGAACAGAATGGTGGCAAGGGGCGATTTGCCCAATGGCGAGTGTAAGAAGCGAGGACACACTAGGTATTGGAAGAAGTGGGACATACTACACTTCATAAAGAGCAAGAGAAAATCATAACGTATTAATAAGCCCTATCGCAGCACGGATAAGCGAGCATATATGAGTATGGATTATATGTTTTGTACTTTGATTATATTAGCGATACTGGTAATCATCAACAGCACGTTCATTGCATACCTATACTATTCTTACGAGTATAAGAAGGTCGATAAGTTCTTCCTGGCCTGGGTAACGATGTCAACTATGATGTTGATAATGTGGTTCGGGGAAGGATTGTATCTGTATCTACTAGATATTTCTTAGGAGTTGAGTAAGAGAGGTAAGTGATTGCCTCTCTTTTTTATTGTTTTCATATTTTCAAGAAGTCTTCTACATCAATGTACTCAATTCCGAAATTCTCTGCGCATTGTTTGTCGGAGTCCGAGAAGTCACCTTCTTTTCCACTAGCATCACCTATCATAATCAGCTCACTCTTTTTCCAAGAAGAATACGACTCAAGCATTCCTGTATTTGGCTTTCTCATTCCTATCTCTGCATGCGAAGGGCAATACATAGAGTTGACGAAGATATTTCGTCCGGTATGATTGCGAAGATATTTTTGCATAAAGCTTTCAATAGCCTTTATCTTTCCGATGAAATCCTGTTCGTCAACAAATTGAGGGATGCCTCCTTGGTTTGAGACTATTTCCACATAGTAAAGAGTAGGGAATGCATCTACAATCTTATCCAAAACCTCTTTACGGATTTTGAAATCTGTTACATCTGTAGGAAAGGTGTTTCCTGATATAGTTGTAATAATCGTGTCGTCTAAATCAATGAATAATACTTTTTTCTTGATTAAATATCCTTTTTCTGTCATAATTTTGCTTTTTTCTATATTGATATATTAATATCTTTATCTACGAAAATTAAGTTTGTAAAACACAGTTGTTCCGGTGTGTCTCACCATTTTTATTACAATGCAAAGATACGACAAAAAAGATGGTCTTGCAAATAAATTAATGCAAATTTTAAAACGTTATCTGTTTTTAATGAAATCATTAACAATTCTCTCTATGGTGTCTTGCTTGATAGCTATAGGGGCATCACCTTGATATTCTATCACTTGGTTGCCGCATTCCTTCCAAAATAGGTTGCTATTGATGCGTTCGCCATCTACCAAGATCCAATCCGGATGATGTTCAAACGAATGCATATTAGTTAGCGGAACGAGAATGAATAATTTATTCTCCATCTTGTTTACGAGTACCGACAAGTCATTATCATCAAATGTTATGATAACTCGATTTTCATTCTCAGATAGAACGTTAAAATCCTCATTAAAACGTTCATAAAGGTAATTTTTGATTTTCGAACAACTCATATTCTTGTAATTTTATAGGAGGGCAGATGGAAAAATCCAAGGTCTGCCCGCCAAGTTAAACTTATAAGGAAATCTTCTATAATATCGACTGACAAAGCCATCCCATAAGATAGCATGGTTCTTCGCCTTGCATATCTATTCCCAGATGGTTGCATATATGTGCTACTACATGAAACATTTCATGTGTGAGACTATTTATATACTCACCTTCAGAAGTAGACTTGCAAATGAGCACAACACTTGTTTTCTTTGAAACATTTGTGTATGTCAATCCTTTGTTTGAAGAATCGGTTGAAATGTGGTCGTATGCATCCAATAATGGTTGCCCCTTACAATCAATGGAACTTAGTAAGTCCATAGCTTCGTCAACCTCTTCTTGATTAGCTACATGACATACAATCACATTCCAATCGTATTTCTCCAAGTAAATTTCTTGTTTAATCATAATACATCATCCCATGGAATGCCGATACCATTATGGTTGCAATCGGCATAAAATCTATTAAAAATAAATCCGTCCGCTTGGTCAGGGTCATCCACCATATCCTTAATGAATTGAGCCAAAGCAGCTTCGTCCTTTAAAGAGGACTTAAAGAAATCGGCTCTAGCCATGTTTGCGACATAGACGAAATCGTAATTGTCGGCATTCTCCAACTTTACGTTATTGACTTTAAGAAGTTCCTCGACTGTATCTTTTTCTGTCGGTTCAACTTTTTCGAGCTTACCAGTCGTTGCGTTTGTCTTGCGCATTAAGGTAATAGCCCAATCGCACATCTTTTTATTGAAGTGCCAGCCATTGTAGCGAAGGTATGCAATCATCCCTTCAGGCTTCATATCGTATGCGTCAAGTGGTATTTTGTATCTTCCCATAATAAAAGCTTTTAAAGGAGGTGGAGATTTCTCCCCACCTCAAAGTGTAATACTAATAGCGATAACCGCCACCTCTGCGACCACCATGTCTTTCACCATAGCGGTCATCATCGTCATCATCCCAATTGTCTCGGTAATCCGGCATAGGGCTTCTGTGACCCATTCGTCCATACTTGTCATCTCCCATTTCATCAATGCAGTGCATGAGTTTACCACCATACTTAAGCATCTTCTCTACAAGTTCCGACATTTCATTTACCTTGTTTTCGGTAATTTCTATCATGTATCCCATAATGATTTACTTTTTTGTATTAACTTTTTCCAAAGCCACTGACAACATAGACTTAATATCGGTCAAAGTTCCCTTCATTCCGCTAACCTCGCTTTTGAGGTTATTGATGTCTTCTTCCTGTTGTCTGTCTTTGGCTATTTGTGGATTCAATACGGCACGCATCTTTGCGCACTCTTCCATAACCTTTTTGTGGTATGGCTCACTTTCCACAATCTCCTTAGAATGCCGATACATAGCCTCAACTTCCGCATCCATAGCTTCACGGCTTTCAGAAACCACGAGGTTTTCCGAATTTGCAATTTGCATATTGGATGGGAGTTGTTTGAACTCCATTTGTTCATTAGGCAATTTTACGACAACATCAACGGTAGTCTCCATTGGTTGTGGGTTGAATTGCCCAGGAGTATATGTTGGGAACTTAGGTTGTGGGTTACTGACCGACACAACCTGTCCGATTTTAAGACTTGGGTTTTCACCCTTGTCAAGCACATAGAATATGCTGTTAGGTCGAAGTCCTTGAAACATAGCTTTGTAATGTTAATTGTTAAACAATACCCGTCATTAGCTGAAGGGTGTTAGTATCTCGCTCGAACCAAAACTGATAAACTCCAGTTCCTGCAATGTCGGCTACCGTCAAAGGATTGCCGTTGAACTTAGTTACAGCTTGGGTTACGCCATTGGTCTCGAAAAGGATTGGCAGCGTATTTGTCGTACCTGTCGGAATGGCTTGATGTAGGTTCACAAAGATAGTTCCCCTATAGTTAGCATTCACGAAGGCGTGGTTTCTGAACGAGAAAACAACATTTTCGGTGTTCACCACCACGCCTGTAGATGCGATAGCTGCCGAGCCGTTACGATTAACCCATGCAAAAGGTCTCATCCATAACATAGCAGCCTCCTTTCCTAATTAACCCCAAAAGCTTGCATTGTTGACACCATTCAGACCATATAAGCCTGTTTGCCAAGCAACGCAATTTGGAACAGCAGTAAATGGGCTGTAGCTGGTTGTGACAGTTGATGGAAGCTTACACTTGATACCATCTACCTCTTTTTGCAAGCCAGCCAACATAGCGTTGACAGGTGCCATAGCTTGACCTACAATCTGCGAAGTCATGGCAGAAGACTTATAAGTTCCATTCTCTTCACGAAGATGGTCTATCTTGTCCTGCATATCTCTGAGTTCTGCTTGGCGTTGGCCATTAACTACGGTCTGAGTACTATCTTTAATAGCATTCAAAATGTCGCATGTCTGACCCTTGGTTTCGAAAGCAACATTAGAAAAGCCTCGTTCCTGACTTACGGCTACATTGTTGATGGCATTCTGCAAAGTGCCAGTCTGCTGACACATAGCCAACTTGACGTTTCCGTCCATAGCCGTAATATTGTTATTTACACGGCAGCAGCAATCAGCGAGTTGTGATGCAATCTGCATGTTACCTTGCTGAAGAGCGTTGATGGTTTGCATTCCGCTCATGCCTACTTGGTTGCCCACGTTCTGAACTTGGGTTGTCAAGGCAGAGATTGCTTGTTGAATCTGTCCTTCAGTACAATTGAGCTGAGTAGCGAGATTACTGAGTGCATTACGATTGCCACCGATAGCATCCATAAGCAAGGAACGACCATAGTCGTTGTTGATTTCATTGGCAAGACCTGCGCCATTGCCACGGCCACCAAAGCCGAAACCATTACCGCCCCAACCACAGAAGCAAAGGATAAAGAGCAGCCAAATGAACCAAGAACCATCGCCATTGCCGAATCCGTTATTACCGTTCATCGCAAGAAGAACGTTTGGGTCAACGCCTCTCTGTTGGAGCAAAGGAGCTATCAAGCTCATCATTCCTCCATTGTTACCTGAACCCTCTGGATTAAAAACATAAGTTTTTGATGTCTCCATAAGAATAATCTTTTTGTGTTAAACCTTAATTAAACTAACTCTATGTAACGTTACGGCTGCAAAGTTACGAATAATAAGCAAAAGGTTTAATAACTCTATCAAACTTTCTTTTATTCGCTAATAATCAAGTAGTTAAGGTGATAGGAGGTAATATCATACTTTCGAATGGTCGAAAAAACAAAGGCTTGTTTGCAAATTCCGTTTGCAGAAAACAAAAAAATGCAAACGGAATTGCAAACGGAAACTAAGCGCACACAAATTTAAAGCCAAACTTTCGTGTATAGTATTCCTCTTTCGGATGTCTTTTTGTCTCGGAGTCATAGCAGAGAATAAACGGCTCACCCTTAGAGTAGAAATAGTTATAAGACTTTCGCAAATACATCTTTGCATTCAAAGCCTTTGGGGAGAGCTTTCTTATTCTTAACCTAGTTTCTTGAGGCTTACCCGACATTACTCTAAGTTCATCCATTTTGTATTGCATGTGAAGTTTTCTTCCTTTGCTTGCATATCTTTCTTTATTCCAATAGTCTCTTAGAGACTTGTTTCGTTCTTTACGAATTCTATTTATCGTTTCTACATTGTGTTTTAAACCAAGCTTACTGACTTGTCCTAATATTGTAGATTGAGGAATATTCAACACTTCGGAAATTTCCCTTGCTGTCATCGTTTTGTACATGTCGGAGATTTTGCGGATAGTCTCATTATTCAATTTATTGTCTATTTTCGTACCACCTAAAATAGTGATATACTTGTATAATGTATGTAAGGTTACACCAGCAGCCTTGGCTACTTCCTTTCGTGGGTAGTCATTGATGTGGACTTTGATATAGTCCATCTGTTCTTGTGTTAATCTTCTTGGCATTCTTCGTCCTCCTCAAAAGAAAATCCGTATTTGTTCTTGTAGAATTCTTCATCCATTCTGCGAGTATTCCGGTCATAACCTAAGATGTATGGTTCACCTTCAAAAGCAAAATACCCATACTTATTTATAAGATGGTACTTGGCATGATATGATTTTATCGGCATTTCTGAAAATTTGAATTTCGTCTGCTGCGGAATACAGGATATAACACGGAATTTCTCCATCTGCATAGTTCTTTGCCAGCTTTTCACCCTTTTGCCAATAGTTGCTTTATCATATGCTTTTTTTAAGTTAGCCAAACTATTCTTTTTAAGTCTTTCGATAGTTTCTTCTGAATGAGTAAGCTTTAGCCTTTTAGCAGCTTTGCCTACCGTAGACGGATGGCATCCTACAATTACTGCAATCTCTCTGACCGAATGGTCAGGATATAGTTTTGTGATTTGTTCATCACGTTTCTTGTCGGGTTGCGGAACAGGTCTTTTATGTTCGATTTTACAATTGCAATCATGTAGAATCTTATACAAGAATTTCACGCTGACACCCATTCTTTGTGCCAACTTGTATCTTGGTCGTTCATTTATGTGCGCCTTAATAAAGTTTATTGTGTCTTGTTCTATAACTTTCATTTTTATTCAGTTTTTGTGGTGTGTCTCACCTGTTTTTTGCAAAGATAATGAGATTTTATTGGCAGAGCAAATATTTTAATGTGTTATAACTTAGTTTAAGGAAAAATTTAATTATTTGCACAAAAATTAATTGTGTAGTTTTCTGACTCGGCTATTTCCACATTATTATATATAAATAGCTATCTTTGCAACAAAAAACATAAGGAAATGACAGCGGAAACTATTCAATTAATACAGACGGGAATTAATCTTCTTTGCGCATCGGGAGTTATCTCCACGTTGCTGTACTATAATAGTAGAAAACGAAAGGAGGCGGCACTCGCATCACAGGAAGAGAATAAGACTATTTCATCATATGCCGATGAGTGGAAGGCTCTCTATGAACGTTCCAACGAGTCGGTCGTTAATCTTAATAGTAAAGTAGATGAATTGTATGAGGAAATCAATCAGTATCGTATTACCATACGCAATCTTAGGGATGAGAAGAACGATTTGAAGCTTGCCTTGCATGAGGCACAATGGAACAGATGCATCAAGGATGGATGCCAACTTAGAACCCCACCAAGAAAGCGAGAATCCTTAGAATCGTTGGTTGAAAAGGAAGAAGATGCGATATATCGTGATAGGGAGGATTAAGTTATGATAAAGTATCTGAAATTACTCATACAAGTTAATAGCGGACATTCAAGCAAGGCATTCTTCTTAGTGTCCGTGACCTTGATAGGTTTCTTGATGCTCTTAGTTGTATGCTTCATCTTAGTGTGGGAAGTGGTGACTTATGGGACGATCAAGACCGATTTGATGGGGTTAAGTGCATTTGTTGGTAGTGTGGCTAGTTTGTTCGTCACGGCTGGCATTACCAAGACTATAGGGGAACGTGGCGAACATCAAAGCGAAAAAGATAAATAGACTATGGCAGACTCAAGTATTTTAAAACCATTCATTCTCTCATTCGAGGGTGGATATTCTAACAAAAAGAGTGACAGGGGAGGCGCAACGATGAAAGGTGTGACCCTAGAGACGTTCCGTAAAGTTTATGGTGCTAGTAAGACCGCATCGGACTTGAAGAAGATAACCGATGAACAATGGCATCACATATTCAAGAAATACTATTGGGATGCTTGTAAAGCTGACCAAATCAACAACCAGTCGGTGGCTAATCTCTTGGTTGACTTTGCTTATAATAGTGGAGTAAGCAGAGCCGTACAAAAGATTCAGACTATCGTAGGAACAAAAGCTGATGGTATCATGGGTAACATGACCTTGGCTGCTATCAATTCATACAAACAAGGCCAATGGTCGTTGTTCGATAAGTTGAAGGTGTCACGAATTGCCTTTCTCAATGCGATTGTGAACAATGACCCAAAGCAAAGTGTGAACCTGCATGGATGGCTTCGCAGAGTTGGAAATATACAATACGGAAAGCTCGTATGTAACAACGGAAAGATAATCACTTGGTAATCTTACGAGATACAGGCTCAACTAAGGCATTAGTAAGACCATCATCCTTAATTGGGTGGTGGTTTTTCTTCACTTTTGAAATTTTGAAAAAGAGAGATTGGGCAGAAAAATTGTTCCTATTGGTTTTATTTGTACCTTTGCACTCAAAAAGGAGGTTGATATGGAGCTTAGATTTGATTGGTGGCGTTGGCTCGTTACCATATTGGTAGGTTTCTTCATCATGCTTATGGTGTACGGATGCCGGACGACAAGATATGTAGATGTAGAAAAAGTGGTGCGAGACACTACTACTTATGCCCATTGGGACTCAATTATCAACGAAAGGGTCAGGCTTATTCGGGATAGCTTGCTCTCGTATCATTGGGAGCAGACCGAAAAGCAAGTTAAGGATTCCACATACATAAAGGATGATGTCAAGACAAGGGTAGATGAGAGTGGTAAGGTGCTAGGTAAGGATTCTACTCATATAGAGATTAGATACAGGGACAGCAAGGAACTATCCAAGGTTCGTGATAGCCTTATTCATTATAAGGAGATAGCAGAGCGAGCGAGTATATACAAGGCTCAGAGGGATAGCCTAAATAGAGAATTGAGTATTGTCCAGACCAAAAAGGAATATGTTGAGAAAGACTTGGATGGATGGGACTTGTTCTATTGGAAATTCGGTATGATTTCCTTTTGGGTCGTTTCCTTGATGCTGGTTACAATGATTTTCTTTCTCACGGTAAAATATAAGAAAAAGTTATTTTATTAGGTTGGTTTTTAGTTATTAAGGTTTTAGATTGGTTTAAGGTAACAACTTATGGAGCAGCTGCCAGTGATGGTGGTTGCTCTTTTTTTGTCTTGAAAATGCCTTAGAGTGTGAAATGTTAAAATTGCAAGCGGCTTAATGTGTTTGTAGTTTTATATACGTAACTAAAATTGTGTTGTATGTTAAAAATGCGCAATAAGAGCAGAATAGCACATTAAAGCCCATGCAGTTTGAAAATAAATTAGTATCTTTGCAGCGTGCTTTGTTGGTGCTGACACGCTTACAAGAATCAATAAGATTTTCCGTGGCGAAAGCCACATCACGATAATCCTTACCTAGATTTCGGTGTCAGACGAATGAAGGGTAAGGATTTCTTTTTAGAATCCTTGTTTTGAGTCGAAACATTCTTAGATTGCTCTAGGTTAGCAATGGGCAATAATTGTTGGAGTAGGCGAAACACAGATAAGTTAAACAAATAAGGAAACGAGTTATTATGCATCAGATTAGAATTGGTATCAAGCAAGCTAAAATTGCACTAGGCGATAAGAATCGCTTGGTGGGATTTTGTTTTGCCTTAAAGATAAAATTTCTATTCCGTGCATCAGACCTTCATTTTAGATCTACAAACCAAGCAGCTAAAGTGATGGGCTACAACAAGAAAGATTTCAAACAATATTTGGATTTATCAGTTAAATTTGGATATTGTAGAATTGAAACTAACAAGTTCGGTGTGAAGAGAATCATAGCGAACAAGTTGCATGACAGTTTCCAATACAGTTACAAGACAAGACGCTGCGAGATAGCTAAACTTACCTTGCCTCAGTTGAGAAGTCTTTTGTGTGATGTCGTTGTGAGTAACAAAATCAATGTTATTGAAGATGTCTCCAATACGCATTGTAGAGCCGTCAATGGGAATACGATTAAAAGTGTACGTAGTGCCAAAAAAACGGAAGCTCGTATGTTGGAAAGACCATTCAATGAAAAGTACACAAGTTATTCATACACCAGCATGATGAAAGATACCTGTTCAACTAGATACCAAGTTGGGAAGACTATCAAAAAACTTGTTAAGTCTGGTACGGTAAAAAAAATAGTCCAATGTACAGAAGTCGGAGTAGACGCATGTGCTTGTACTAACAATTGGCATTATTATGATGCGTTCGGAAATCTTATCATCATTTCGGCAAAATATCGAAAGGGTCAACTGCGATGCGCTAACAAATACAAAGTCCTAAAAAGCCAAGTATCTAAGTCGAAGAGTGGAACAAACCCAAAAATTATTGAGCGAAAGATGAAGTGGGTAAAAAATCGAACGTAATAATAGTAGACGAGAGAATCTATAAATAACCTGCGTGCGTAAGGGAGTTTGTAGAGTTAAGGGGAATATACGAAGTATATTTCACTTATGTATATAAACTACTCGTATGTGTTGTGAGGTTGATTAAAGAAACTAAGAAAAGAAAGAAGCTATGGGAGAAAGAAAACAGAAAGAGGGCGATGAGCACAGAAACGTTGCAAAACCAACTTATGAAGAGTTTGCAATGTATTGCTCGATGGCAGGTTTTATGAAAGACAACCTAAAGTGGCTTTATGGTCGATTTGATGATGTCGGATGGTTGCTGCCAAGCGGTAAAGTCCCTAAGAAATGGGAGGATTTGGTCAAGAAATGGAATTCCTTGAAGAATCCGAGCCAGACATACCGCAAGCATGGTTTCAAGTTCAAGACCAAGGAAGAAAAGATGCACGACTGCTATGAAGTGTGGACTGATGGTTCTGCGGTTCTTCGGACTGATACCAAGCGAAGAAAGTACACTGGTGGTGCTGCTTATGTGATTTTACACGAAGGCAAGGTGTATAAGCAGGGTAACTATGGAACAATTGACACGACAATAAGCCGTATGGAGCTTTTGGCAATCATCTGTGGTGTCGGTCATTGCCCGCAAGGTGCGGTTGTTAAGGTTCATAGTGATAGCCAATATGCACTTAAGACTTTGAGCGGTGTTTATTCTGCACACAAGAACTTAGACTTGATGGAGAAGTTTAGAAAGCATTCCGCTCATGTAGCACACATCACTTGGCGCAAGGTGAAGAGCCATACAGGAGTAGAGTACAATGAGCTTTGCGACAGATTGGCAAACGAAGGTAGAATAGCTGCCGAGATTAAGGCAGGGTTAAGAGTTAATTCAAAAGCTTAGAGAAATGAAGATACGGACATTTGAACTATGTGCCGGATATGACTCTCAACTGATGGCTTTGGAGCGACTGAAGAAGAAATATTCTGATTTCGATTACGAGTGTATCGGATGGTCTGAGATAGAGCCAAGTGCAATAGCCTTGCATAATGCTTGCTTTCCTAGTCTGTCCGGCAAGAATTTCGGTGATATGACAACGATAGATTGGAGTAAGGTTAAAGACTTTGACTTACTGACGTATTCAACACCTTGTCAGTCTGTTTCGCAAGCCGGAAAGCAGAAAGGAATAGAGGAGGGAAGCAATACACGTTCCTCTATCCTTTGGTTTACAAGAAACGCCATTATTACCAAGAGACCGAAATACCTCTTGATGGAGAATGTTGAGGCTTTGGTTCAAGACAAGTTCATCGGCTACTTCAATAAGTGGCGCAAGGAGTTGGAATCATATGGATATATCAACTTCGCTAAGGTGATAAATGCCGCAGATTGCGGTGTTCCTCAGAGTAGAAAGCGTGTCTTCATGCTCTCTATACGAAACGATGGTGATAAGATAGATTATCATTTTCCGAGAAAGATAAAGCTGGAGAAACACTTAGTTGATGTCTTGGAGGAAAATGTGGATGAGAAGTACTTTTTGAGCGATGCCCTGCTATGTAAAGAGAAGTTCGTATCAAATAAATGGAAAGAGCCTATGAGCGCAGCTATAAGAACTCGTTCTGTAGGGAAGTGGATAAAAGGCGAAAAGCATAGCCCAAAGGTTGAGCTTGGAAAGAATATAGCCAATACCATTACATCTGCGAGCAAGGACTCCTTGGTTGTGCTTAGAGAGACAAGGTTGCGCATTAGGCGTTTGACTCCGAGAGAACTCTTCCGCTTAATGAACGTTGATGAAGAATACATAGACAAGATGCTTGAAAGTGGAGTGTCGAAGTCAAGTCTTCAAAAGGCTGCTGGAAATTCGATTGTCGTAGCTTGCATGGAGAGGATATTCAAGGAACTTTGGTTTTCTGAGAGTAATGTTAAGGTCGCTGATGATGGTCAGCTATGCTTATTTTAAATATTGACGATATGATGTTTTTAAATAGTAACGAGAAAAAGGAGAAAGCAAATGCTATCTCATACAAAATAGATGAGTACATCTGGGGACGAAAGGATTTTGTTACCGATTGCCCCTATGGTGAGAAAGGCAGATACACCAATGCAATTAATAAAGTTGGTGATTTGGGGTGTAATACTTGCGAATGGCAGGTAAGACATGACCCAAGTACGCAAGTTGTAATATGCTCCCATCCAAAAGTGGAGAAGAGCGAGATTAAGAAATTTTTTAAGGATATGTGATATGGATAAGGAGAAATTAAAGAATGATTACGAGAATGCTTGCAATGCTTACTTGAAGGTATTCTGTGAGAAGCATGAGTTTTACGGATTAGATAATACGGAGACATTTTGGATAGGTGGCCAAGTTGGTGGAATAGCCAATTGCGGTGATTTAACTTTCGATATGGCTACTATTGTAACTGATATAGACAAGGAAGCTCCCGAAGAAGAGTTGTTGAAGTGGTACGATTATACTATTGAAGCAAGTGAGTTCAATTTGCCTATTCCAAACTTCGACCATTGGCTTATGGGGTGTCCTGTAACACCAAGTAAATGGTTCGAGAATATGCGAGCAAAGCGCAAGGAGTTTGAGGACTTGTTGAAACAAGAAAACGAAAGATTGAAAAATGGAAAAGAGCAACCTTTATAATCATTTGCTGAGGCTCTTTGATGAGGGTCTCTGCATGAAGACTACCGAGCTTGAATTCGGAACACTTGAAGTAACTGTAGAAAATCGAAGCCAAGACAAGAAAATCACATTCTTAGCAAAGGGCATGGAGGATGCCAAGCAGAAAGCAGCGGAATGGCAGGTTGGACAAATGCTCTTGAATTGCGATGATTTCGAGGAGATTGTTATGTTCTTGGCTCAAAGAAAGAAACTTAAAAAGGAAATGTCAAATGGATAAGAATTTTAGAAGTTGTTTTCGTTGCGTCCATTTCTTGGTAATACAAAATACAAGTATAGGAAATGTTTTGAAATGCAAGAAAGGTAGCACTACGAAAGTACAAGGGAAGAGACTGACAGAAATTGCTGCAAGGTGCAAAAACTACAAAGCGTGTGACACACGTTAAAGGTAATAGACAACAGGGGTATTTGAAAGAGAGCGAAATGTAAAAAACTGCAAAACAAATAGTAGATTCTATACAGTAAGATTAAAATATATTAATGGTGATAAGAAACACATTAAATTATTTGCATATTACAATACTTATTTGTATCTTTGCATCGTGATTAAGAAACAAATGTTATTAATTAAAATGGTGAGGCACACCACAAAAACTGAAAGAAATGACAAAGAAAGAAATTTTAAAACAATGGCTTGAAGAACCAAAAGTGAAATATTGTAGCAATTCAAATTTCACGTTAGGTTATGGTGATGGATGGGATTGGGTTAAAAATGTCCTACGACCAACTATCACGAAGAACGCTATGTTTCTTAGATTCTTGGAGCATGGCTTCCGTGAGATAGAAGAGTTTCTGAAATCAAAAACCGGAAAACCTAGCGAAGAGGATTGCACTTTATATTCCGTTGGGTACAAAGATGGAGTCAAGGATGCCATGATAGCAATTAAGAATAGATTTGAAAAATTAAAATAGGAGGTTAAATGGATTTAGGAAAGGCGATTAAGACTATGAGGGTAAGCAAGGGCTTGACCCAACGACAACTTGGTAAGGCTATCGGTTGTAGCGAGACAAATATGTTGTTTATGGAGACCGGAAGAACGTTTCCACGTAAGAGTAAGATTGATGCAATATGCAAGGTATTGGAGATTCCGATGTCTTATTTGTTGATGTTCTCTATTACACCGGATGACATTCCCGAAGATAAGCAGAGTTTGTACACAAGCATCGTTGAGCCGATGCGTAACGAATTTATTAGGGAGTTATTGCGATGAAGAAATGCTATTATTTTGTGGCTAAGTATGTCAAGAATGGCATAACACGAACATGTACTGGTACACAAGAGACGATTGAAGGCTATTTTGATTTCGTCAGTGCTGGAAATTTTATAGCACAGGAACATAATGTTGATTTCGAAGACGTAATTGTAACCTTTTGGTCTGAGATTAATTCAGTAATGTTAGATAAATATAGGAAAACATTATGAGAGCAGAAAAATGGTAGAATTCGAGTACGAAGGCAATATCATTTGGAAAAATTACGACTTTTATTTTATGCCTTGTGTAGGGGATTATGTCGTGATTAATAACCTAACATACAAGATTAAGTCTCGTGTGTTAAAGTGTCAAGGGAAGACGGTTAAAGTAGTTTTAAAAAAGGTAGATAATGAAAATACGAATAGTTAAACATGCTTGTGCCGATGGAGTAGATAGAGGTATTTTGGAGTACCGCAACCATTGGTGGGAGAAGTGGAAGCCATTGCATCAGGATGGCAAGCTGGCTTATGTCTCATATATGGAAACAAAACCATATAAGTCTTTGCAGGAAGAGTGCTTTGATGTGCTAGGCTTGGATAATGAGCAGATAAAGGTTCGTGAACAGATGTTCCGTTATATCTTGGATGCCGAAGAGGTATACATTGGTGCAAGAATTGGTAACGAATATCATATCGGCTATGATGTTGATAATGATGAGAGTCTGGAAACGCTTAGAAATTTGGAGGAATAGTTATGTTAGGAAAGATTTTTTCGGTTAAGACCGATATTGTATATCGTAGAGAGGAGAGTTTGAATCTCTTCGATGGCAAGAAGAAACTTGATAAGGTGGTGTCCGGTCGGGTATTCAAGGAGCAAATCAAATTCTTTGGTTTTACCATCAGAACAAAGTTTTTTTATCAGATTTGCTGTCCACAAGTCAATATGAATGATACCCATGAGGTTATCGTATTGAATAAGGTCGAGGATTTGGTAAGGACAGAGTGCTATAACAAGGTTGTTGAATATTCTAATAGAAAACATCATGCCTAGTGTTAATTGTTTCAGAAGAGTCTTGTTGAACGTAGGTGGCAAGAAGATAATTATCAGTGTTCCGAATGGAATGACCGAAACCGAAGTGAATAAGGTTATGGTCGTTACTAGGGCTTATCTTCAGCAGTATGTATATGTCGAAATGGTCTTAGCAGAGTGCTTTATGCAGAAAATCGAAAAAAGTATTCTGAAGAAGAAATGCGTTAGGTTTGAAGTTAAGAAGAAGTGGGTGGACTGCAAGAAGAACCTTCGAAAGGTGGTTAAGTATTATGACGCTTATGTTCCTAATGCAGATTTTAATGAAGAATTCGCAATGACGTTCTATGACAAGATTAGTGGAGACTTGTATAAGTTGCGAGATAAAATTGCGGTGAGGTTGCAGAACTTAGGGATTGGTGAAAAATCGGGAGTTTATGCGAATGCAATTATCTTGTACAATCTGACCAACCTCTGCTTGGGAACTTATGAGAATATTATCCGTAAGCTGTATGAAGATTTGCATGTTAACTTAATGCAAGCGTTCAAGGACTTTGCTCCTATCTTGGCCTTTGAAAACTCTTATGATTTCATGGCATTAGTGATGGATAAGGATTTCAAGAGATTGGCTGACCATTTGATGACTAAAGAAATTCTTTCTTATTTCGATAAGGTGAGAAAAGGTGTCTTTAACGAACAGACATTGAACGAGGCAGCTATCAATGCAACGGAAGACTTGAAAGACGATGAGAAGGATTTGCAGCGAACTTACATAGGAATTAGTGACTTTATGAAGAGTGACTATCCTCTGGATAGTGTGACATCTAAGAAAGCATGCTAATGAAAATCGAACCAAGTGAATTCTTGCCGATAGGTAATGAGTTTCAGAAAATTTTCGGTGTAAGCTTTGGAAAGTTCATTGATATGCGGTTTCTTTTAGCGAGAAAAGAGTTGGTCTTCAACTTACTTAAGTTCACAGACTGGCTTGAAGAACGTTATCCGGATGAGTGTTCCATTGATGGAGTGAGTTACAATGCGGTTGTCGAGCGAAAGTTTGGTAAGCGAGGTGTTAAAATGATAAAGAAACTATTGCAATGAAGTATATGGGTAGCAAGGCTAGAATCGTGCATGAAATATTGCCGATTATGCTGGATAAGGAGCATGATACGTTTGTAGATGCTTTCTGTGGTGGCTGTAGCGTTATAGAGAACGTTCCGGATACGTATCGCAGAATTGCCAACGATAAGAATAGGTATCTTATCGAAATGTGGAAGTATCTTCAGAATGATGGGGTTGTCTTCAACCATATTAGTAAGACGTTGTATAACTTTGCAAGAGACTGCTATCATGGAAAGAATAATTTCTTCACAGAAGCAGGTGTCGGGCTAATTGGCTTTATGGCGAGCTTTAATGGACGTTTCTTTGATGGTGGCTATAGCGGACATAATGTGGTCGGCAAGAACGGAAAGGTAAGAGATTACATAAGGGAGCAGATAGAAAACACAATGCGTGATGTGCCTCTTCTCAAAGGGGTTGAGTTCTATAGTGGCAGTTATGATGAACTTGTGATACCGGATAGGAGTATAGTGTATTGCGATTTGCCTTACAAAGCTACGAAAAAGTATGATGTATCAAAGAATTTCGATTACGAAAGATTCTATATATGGTGCATGGAAATGGCTAGAAGAGGTCATAAGGTATTTATCAGCGAGTATCAGATGCCCCAAGAGTTCAGATGTGTTTGGGAAAAGGAAGTAACAAACTCTCTTAACCCGAATATAACAAAGAGACCAGTCGAAAGGTTGTTTACAATTGATTAGAAAGAAGAAATGAAAGAAACTTATTGCTTGGAAGATACGCTTTACAATACAAAGCGTTACTTCACGTTTGAAAATGGCGTAGTATCAGGAACAGAAGTTGCACAGGAATACTTTAATATTTTTCTTGATCTTGCAAGTCGGCTTGGCTATAAGGTAGTGAAATTATGAAAAGACGGGTAAACAAGGATTGTCCGTTCTCGGCAGAAGAATTGGATGAGTTCAGAGCAGCCTTATATAATGTGAATACATCTTTTCACTGCTGTAATGCAGCTCCGGTAGACTGGGCGGCAGGATGGCAGCGGAATGATATAAGAAAGACGAGGTAGGAAAGCCATAATCTACCAAATACCCACGTGCCAAAGCCGTGTGATGCCTTGCGTGGGGGCATGATGATAAACTAGGAGTCGCACGGCTTTATTTGAATGTTTCATAACTACAAATAGCCTATCGCTAATGGTTGTTCCCTTGGGCAGGGAGATAGTTAATACCGCATCGTAAGATGTGAACACTTAAAATTTGCCGACAACCATTGGCAAATGCCTATTAGTCAGCGGCAGAAACCCTTGGGCAAGGTTGGAAATGGTGCAAAGTCTTCAAATTCGCATCTGTCGCTGACAAACGGATGAGTGGCATTGGCAACTGAAAGCAATGCGACCCTCGCAAACTTGGAGCGGATTTTTTGATTAAACATTCCGTGTACTAGGTCACTGGGGAGGTATTGCCACCAAGAAGGGTTTGAATCCCTTCTCATCCACTAATTTTAAAAGGTTAAATTATGAATGAGTATTGTGAGAATTTGATTTCAAATGGAGTTCCTAGCTGGATAGTAGAGGAGGCTTATAAATTTACAATTGAGCCTTTGAAATCAACAGAAGGCTTGGTAGGAATTGATAAGGAAAATAGTGAGCTATATAGAAATGTCATTATCGCAGCCTACATTGAGGGTGCTAGTGCTACATTGGAAAAAGTGCAAAGATATTATGGCGGTGAGGAACATAGTTAGACAATGGAACGAGGCAACAGGAGGATATTCGTACCGCTTCAAAGGTGGAGATATTTTCCTCCGGTTGGTAAAGGCTGAAGAATGCTACGAATTGCGTAACCCTATAGGCTATGGTGTTCAAGTAGTCAAGTGCAAAGACTTGGATGAAGCAGATGCTAAAGCCAAGGAAGTGCTTGAAGCGTTTTTTGATGACAAAGTTAATATAAAAGCAATCTGATTATGGACTTAGAATTATTGATAGATAAGATAGACTTTAGTCAAGGTGCAAGGCAGATAGCCAAACAAGCCTTGGAGTTGGGAATGAAATGCCAAAAGGATAGTGCTTGGCATCCGGTAGAAGAATTGCCTGAGCACAACAGACGCATTGTCGGTTTGACCAAGGTTCGCAAGCGTTTCAAGCATCTGAATTTCATGGGTGAGGAATGGTGGAAGAAGTTTACGGAGTCCAACGCCATCTATAAATGGGCTTATGTTGAGGACTTGATTTAAAATGAAAGATATAAAGCGTATACCTAAAATAGGTGAGGTTGTTCCTTTCTTTGATGATGGGAAGGTCTGTAGCTCTAGGTTGTATAAGGCAATCATAAAGGACGTGGTTTTATATGCCTATGCACCGGATTATGTAAAGCAAGCATTCAAGACTAATTCTGAAGTGTGTAGTTGGGTCTGGAATGGAACAACTGACTATCTCATTGGTTGTGTGATTAAAGAGTATGATGAGAATGAAATTTGGTTTGCTCGCACAAAAGAAGGTGGTTGGTTCAGTTTAGATATTCAGTCCGATTGGCAAGGTGGAGTACTTGATGTAGATGGAGAATTAAAGAAAATACTAGATAGTAATCGTAGAAATCCATAATGCTATTTTGTTTTAAATGTTTACCCCATCACTATATATAATAATGTAGTGGTGGGGATTCTTGTGTTAACGTCAGTAAATTATCGGTGTTATATGTTATGATATATTAAAGAACAAAAGAAACACATTAAAAAGTTTGCATATTTCGGATATTCTTTGTATCTTTGCATTGTAATTAAGAAACAAGGTTACTAATTTTAAAAAGGTGAGACACACCACAAAAACTGTAAGAAGAAAGTGGAAAAGAATAATGTTTATGTAGAGGTGTTGGCAAAGATTGCCAGCCTCATGGGTAGAACAAAGGAGTCTATCCAGATGTCGTCTTCAAATACTCATACGAGTATTACGATGTTTGCCGAAAATAATAGCAAGATTATTGGAAATTGGTATTTTGATGCTTCCGATAGCAAGGAGTTGGTGGATGCTACTTTCAATGGTCTGAAGGCTTTGGTTGAGTCTCTTGAGCACAATAAGAGCAATGACGGACAAGCAGCGTAAGTACATAGAAAGTCTTATCAAGAAAGTGTTTCGTAATGCAGATTCGCAGAGCGAAATACTTTCCAGATTGGATAGGATTAAGATTTCAAGCCATCAAGCTTCAGTAATGATACATGCATTGAAGTTAGAGTGCAACATCGGTCGTTCCGTTCCGGCATATATGTTAATGGCAAATAATCTAAATCCAAAAATGGATGAGTTCTTTAGCATATTAGGTTATGATGAATGACGGATTCGTCAAGAAGAAAAGAAGTTGATATGAAAAAGGTATTTATGATAATTGCCGTTGCCGCTATCTTGGTAGGTTGCAAAGGTAAAGGTACAAGAGTCCAAATCTCGGATTCTGTTGACAAATTCAAGGTCGAGAAATTGTTTGTTGTAGATAGTATAACAGTGTACAGGTTTTATGACCAAGGAAATGCTATCTATTTCACTAACCGGAAAGGTAGGGTATATGCAACCCATTCCGAGTACAATCCGGTTACTCATACATACAATGACGAGGTTAACGAAACTTTATGTGAAGGAGACTAAAAAATGGAAAAGAGATTAACTAAGGAAGAGTTTCTGAAGGATTTATGGCATCCAAATACAGAAGAGCCAGATAAGAGCAAGAGCGATATTATTACCCTTGGTTTTGATAACGATGCTTATCTACAATTTAAAGAATCCATTCTTTGGAATGAGGAATCTTGGAGACATTCGATTAGCAGATGCCAAATCATCAAGTGGGCTTATTTATCTGACATACTACCAAAAGAAGGAGGTGAGCAATGAAAGAGCTTAAAGTTGGAGAAAGAGTAACCACTACTCTTGAAGTTGTCGAGCAAGGTGATTCATGTGAAGGTTGTTTTTTTGCTGACAAAGAAGGATGCCCTTATCAATGTTTTAAGGATATGCGTTTTGATGGTAAGGATGTAATCTTTAAAGAAGTTAAGGAGTAAAGCGTATGAAAACAATAAGATTAGTAGTAGAACTCATTAACGTTCCTGACGAATGTACAGCCGAGAAATTTAGAACAAAACTAGAGGAAGGTGAATTGCCTTCTTGTATTGCTGATAACTTTGGTATCGTAGCTGCTAATATGGCAGATAAGAATATTGAAGATTTAGACAATTTTCAGTTCGCTATTTATCCATTTCCTGAAGATGAAGAGGATGAGTTTGATGACGATGAATTTATTCTTTAAGTAATGGAGGTATAGGTATGAATGCAATGTATCAAGTTTGTAAATACTGCAAGCATGCAAAACCAACTGAAACAGATTTACTTTATTGTGAGATTTGGAAACGGAATGTATGTGAGCATGAAAGTTGTGACGGAGATTCAGAAAACTATTTTGAATAAGTTAATAACGCCTTCGGGCATAAAAATATAATAAAATGCTTATAAGTGAATTTATTCAACAGCTTCAAGATGTTTACGATGAAGAGGGAGATATGGAAATTGCCATCAAGATAGATGATAACGACTTAGGTTCTGAACCTATTGTTGTGAAATCTACTATTTATGAACAACTTTATATAGTTAATTCCTAACCGCCTTTTAGGCATAAATTTAAAGATATGACGAAAGAAGAATTAAATGTAAGAGTTAACAACCTACTAGGCATTATCAATGCTGCTAACGATGAGATTCGTTCTCGTGTAAATGATTACATAGAAAGCCTTCCATATAAGGTTGGTGACAAAGTTAGCTGCTCCAGATGTAATGTTTGTTGGATTACAAGCATCGTCCCTAAACGAGGTTATAGTGGCTATAATGGTGAGATTGAAGTAAGAATCAACCCTGCTAAGAAAGATGGCACTCGCTCCAATAGAGAGTTTGTTCTATGGAGTATGGAAGTTGATAGTATCAAAAAGATTGATTAATCATCCTGCAAAGGATAAATAAGATAGTAACATGAATACAGAAAAATTAGAAAGAGCAAATATCTTAGCTAAGAGTTTGATTCCTAAAGTAGATGAACTCTTAGCTATGTCTTCAAATTCATACAATGGTAAACTTGCTGATGCCCTTTGGGGGCTATCACAGTGTGATAAGGAATTTGAGACTAAATTCAAGCAGCTTCTGAATGAAACAAAACAGAGATTGCAAAAAGAGTTTGATGAGCTTTAGTAACTAACCACCCTCTCCTTGGCAACAGGGAGAGGGTAAAAAGAAGAGAATATTGCACAAGAAGGATTGATATGACAAAATTTAAGGTAGTTAGATATTGGGATACATATCCCGATGGAGTTATTGCAACTTGCAATACAGAGGAGGAGGCAGAAAAGATATGTAATAAATATCGTAGAAACCGCAAGCCTATGTATGACTATTTAGTCAGAAAGGATGGTGAATAATGACTAGAGAAGAGTTAAGAAACGATTATGAAAATGAAATCTGTAAGTTATGCTGCCGAGTGTATTTTACTAGCAGAGCGTGTCCAGAATCACTTTGTGAAGGTAATTTTTGCGAGGATGCAGAATATAGTTTCGCAGATGAACATAATATAGAATTGGAGGATTGATATGACAATAGAAAAACTTTTAGAAAAGGCTAGAGAGTTCGAGAAGAACAACGAGGTAGTTACTTGGAAACCTAAAGATTTCCCTGAAGATATGACAGAGGAAAGTACTCTTGATGAGCTGGTATCAGAAGGAGATTATATTTATAAAGCTTTGAAGGAAGCTGTAGATATAGTTCACGACCTAGCGATTGAGTTAGAGATTAAAGATGCCATATTGGAACAAAAGATAAAGCCTATTGAGGGACTATCAGAAAGTGCTTATAATTACCTCATTTCTCATTGTAAACGTGAGATAGAAAAATGTAAAGATAACCCATCTTTACTTCTTGTCTATAATGAGCACAGAATCTTTTTGGAGTTATTAGAACGTGTTGGACGTGATTTTATAGAGAAGGAGGAATAGTTATGACAGAACAAGAATGGGGAAAAGTTCATCTTGGAAGTATTGTCGAGTACAATACAACTAATTGGGCAAGATTACTTTTTGGAGGTTTAATCTATGGTGGGTATCAAGATTCATATAGAACAGAAGTCTTAGGAATACGTGCCGACAAAAAGATATATTGCAAATTAAATAGTAAGAAATCACCAAGATGGTACAATATTAACGGATTCAAGTTAATTGAGGAGGAATAGTTATGGCATGGGTAGCAGTAGATTATATCGGAGAATGGATATTCAACTCCAAGCCTGATATGTGGGCTGGTGATTGTATCGAACATAATTATTGGTTGCCACAAGATATACGTGGAGCTTATGGTTTTCAACTTCCACAAGGTAGTATTAAGAAACTCATCGGAAGGGAATTGTCTTTTTCCGATGAGCCAGTCGAACTTAAAGGAGAATAAGTAATGAATGAAAAGATTCAAAAATGTTAAACTTGTTATTATGATAATAGGTGTTATTGGCAAGAGTTAGCAGACCATATTCCTATGGATTGCAGTGACTATAAAAAGAGGGATAGGAAATGAGCAAAATGAACGTCAAAAAGTCTCTTCTAGATGTTGTTAAAAGCAATAACTTAGAGATACTAAAAATAGATTTATTCAATGATTTTGAGTTGTTCGTAAGGGAAGGCACTAGGGAACGTAATGAGTATTGCAAGACTTATGCAACATTAGACGATTTGGATTTTGATGTAGAGGCTTTCTTGCTTAATGATGAAGTACGTGGAATTGTATACTGCCAAGATAAAGACACAAAAGAACCAGTGTGGATTGAACCTTGGAGTGACGAATGCTATTCTTGGTGGCAGATTAGTAGAGTTCCTGCCTTCTATAAGGATAGACTTAAAGATTTAAATATGAAAAAATATGAGTAAAGTATCGGCACTAACAATTATTGATGATATGATTGAAAACTATACTAGAATGATGAACGCAGGAAATAAGAAAGTTCTTGTAGTTCACGCTAGAAGTTTTCTAAAACTAATCAAGCAAGAGTTAGAACTTAAAGAAGAATAGTTATGGCAAGAATATTTGAAGTAAATATTAGAGTTACTATTGACTCTAAGTGTAAAGATAGTGACGATGATATTATAGAGTCACTTATGTATGGAGCAGATAAATATTTCTATCCATATTGTTGTAGTAATGAACATATAGAGCATACTAATAGTACTGCTCATAAATTAAATAAAAAATGAAAAGTATGCACGAAGAATTTATAGGAGCAGGAGTAGCTAACTTGTTTATTGAACGAATGAAGTTAGAAGGATGGTTGCCCATTAAAGAGTATTTCAAGATGAAAAAACTTGGAATTGAGCTTGATTGGATAATGGTTCTTACTATGGAGAATGATGGATTTATCGCAATACCAATGGTAGCAGAATATCGTGTTCCACATAAAGATAGTGGGCGAAAATCTGGTTGGTATAAAGACGAGATTGATAATCCAAACAGGAGAATTGATGATTGGACTAATGTAATTATGTTCAAGCTTATAGATAAGCCTTATATTGACGGAATAAGAGATTCTATTCTTGACAAATATAAAGAGGCTGAAGGTATTACAGATACTCATGTTTATAATTTGTCTTTCAATGAGGCGGTTATTAAACAATGTAAGGGAATTAAATGATTTTAGCGTATGAAATTAGAAAATATCAAATTCAAGGCCAAGCGTCTTGACAATAACACTTGGGTAGAAGGTTACTTCTGTGTTGAATGTGGTAACACTTACATCATCGAGGATAGGCAGAGTGAATCAATGCTTAATAGAAACGAGGCACATCAGGTTGACCCCTCTACCGTCTGCCAGTTCACAGGAGAGAAAGATATGAACGGAGACAATATTTATGTTGGAGATATTATCTCTAACCTTGAAACAAAAAGTGTTATAGAGGTGGTATGGAATGATAAGATGAAAATGCTTGATTGCAAGTTCCTTAATGGAGTGAAGTGTTGTTTTGATATTCCATTTGGAACATTTGTAGCAAGGTATCATAGAATAGTAATCTTGAGGTCAAAATTCGATAAGGAGAAGTAGCGTATGATAGAAAAGATATTAGAAATAGTAGTTCAAAAACTGAATGCTTTAGCTGCTAAGATGTTTAAGGAAGAAACTTATCCTTATCCTCCTCTTTCAAGAAGAGAACGAAGAAAGTTTGAACGTGACAACAAAAAAGCTGAGAAGAATATAGCATTATGTCGTAGATGCATGAAGGACGCTCCTAGTTGGTGGTGTCCAGGAGAACGTTGCTATTTCTTCCCTTACAGAAGACACGTATTATTTGGAGATAAAAATAAGTAGCATATGGAAATTGTAATTTTATATATAAGTGTTAGTCTAATTTACATCTTTCTTGTTTGCTTGGATGGAGAAGATGTAAAACCGAAATGGAAACAATGGCTAGCTGACAAACTAGGCATAAAGCCAAAGATAGAGGTTAGATATATAAAGCCACAAGTCGTTAAGCTTCGTTCAAGAGTTACAATGTCGAATATAGAAATGCAATACTATTGCCGTGACAAATCTGGCATGGAGCAATTGAAGAGAAGAGCAATAGAAAGTGTGTATGATGAAATTCTTAAGGGAATGAAGGCAAATGGATTGGTTTCCATTTCGCAATATAAAGACATCTATACAAATAGCACAATTTATGAGGGGACATGTAGTATTTATAAAAACAAGTAGTATATGAAGATAAGACAAGCTAAGAAAATTTTGAATATGATGGAGAGAGGAACGGACACACGTTACTTCGAATCAAAATATACATTTAAGAAAGAGAGTAGATTCATTCCTAGATTAAAGAATCTCTATCAGAAAGCAACTATCAGATGGAATAAGGCAAATATGCCGAGTGCTAACGTTAGCATGTTTCGTGCAATTTTGAGAAATTCAAAGGAGTGTGGTCGTTGTAAGCATTATAAAGGTAATGAGTTTATCGGCAGATGCACCAAACTACATGATGATGTTGAAAGCAGCGACTGGTGTAGTGGAACGTTTTTTCGCAGAAAGTGAGGTCGATATGAAAATAAGACAGGCTAAGAAGATAATGAAGCAAGTCTATAAAACCCGATATTGGGCTTATAGACAAGGCTATTATTGTGGCAAGAAGGATGCTGGAAAGCTAGCCGGAGACCATCGTTTGTTAAAGGCTATGCGTCTTACAAAGAAGTGGGAAATCCGCAAGATACAAAACGAAGCGAATAAAATGTTGAAGAAAAATCCGTTCAAACCGAGGGAACTTCAACGTAGTGTTTTAAAATTAATGGAATATGGATGTAGCAAAGCTTAATCGTAAAATTCTAGGTGTAGAACTAGAATACAAAAACGTTTATATTGATGCTGAGAATACGAGGATGATACGTGCCAAATTACCTGATGGATATTGCGATTTGGTTCGCACAGATGTGTGGAATGGTCGTGTGAATCATCCGGAAGAGCATGATATTGTAAAATATACGGCAATCTCTTGGTATAGAGAAGAATTTGTCGGTGGTGTTGATTTAGGCCGTAATTACATGCATGCTAAATATAAGTTCTTCGAGTTAGTAGTGAACAAAAAGTATATTTTGGAAATGAAACAAAAGAAAAATGGTAATAATAGATAATAAGATAGTTCTTAATATTCCTAAAGGAATGGAAGTGGACGTTGAAAAAAGTGACTTGAAAGCGGGCATTATAGCATTTAAGAAGAAGCTCTTCAGCTATGAGGATGTTATAGCTACTTTGATAGACCGTGGTCTTAGCCCTGTCGTTGCTAATGTTACTAATAGTAATGTAAAGAAAATTGTAGCATTGGATAAGTTAATGGATATAGCTAAGTGTTATAATGGAGATTGGAAACCGGACTGGAATTCTAAAGAATATAAGCATAATATCATGCGAACCAACGAATACGGTATTACTTCTTGTGGTAATTATAACGAAGGAGCAATTTACTTCAAGAACAAAGAAGATGCCCAAGCCGTTATTGATAATCCGAATTTCAGAAGCATTCTTGATGCAATCTATAAGGACTAAGGCTTATGAAGGAAATGTTCTTTAATAGTGTAAAGTTCCGTGAAGTTCAGCATTTGGCATTCTCGGATGAATATATAACCGCATACGTATCGGTGAATAATGTTCCGAAGATACACATGAGTGTTAATACACCTCGTGACGAATATGGGTTTGCGAAAGGCAAGCCAAAGCGTTACTTTAGAGTGGGGTTGGGAAAATGGCTCACCGAACGAGCGTTTGTGAAGAAATATTTTGGTGAAGAATAAATGAATATAAAAAAGTCAGATATGGAAACTGAGATTAATATAGCGGAAATCCTTAAGGATAAGCCAGAAGGTACGAAACTCTGGACTGATATGTTTGGAAGTGTTACGTTATATGTCGTTACTGATGCATGTGATGCTTTTCAAGTTAAGCATCATAATAAAGAGCCATGGTTCGATAAAGACGGCAAATTGTACAAGGAAGGAGTTTTGTGCATCTATCCTAGCAAATCAATGCGTGATTGGGAAAAGTTTGCTTGGGAGAAGGGCGATGTGCTGGTATATAGAAACTGTGAAGAATTTTATTATACTATTTTTGAAGGATTTCAAGACGATGAATATACACAATTTAAAAGTCGTTATTGCAATAATAGTGAAAATCGTTGGCTTCAGTCAAAAGTTGGAATTACAGATTTATTTACTAAAGTATCTGATAAAGAAGCTAAAAGGTTCATCAAGAAGATTGAAGAGTGTTACAATGGCAAACTCAACCTTGATACTTTGGAGATTGAAAAGCCTGAGTTCAAGGATAGGATATTGTCTTCCTTACAGTAAGGAGACTGCAAAGTTAATAGGTACAACTAAAGATATGGAGGTTTAAGATATGGACGAAGTTTTTAAGAAAGAACTTATAGAGCATTGTAAAAGGCAAATGCAACGCTTTGAGAGAATGGGAAGAACAGATTCTTTCGCATATAAAGAACATGCTGTTTTGCTTAGTTTTCTTGAACGTCCATATTTACCTTTTTAATATAGTAATAGTTATGATAGGCATAATGAAGAAAATCCAAGCCGCCAGAGATTACGCAAGCAAAAGCTATCGCACAATCCGAAGAGTGTCTGAGAATTGCAATATGGTGGTAAGAGACAAAAATGCTGCAAAGCATTTCTTGGATGGCGCAGAATGGGCAGAGGAAGAATTTCTTAAGAATTTATGGCATGATGCAAGTGAGACTCCTGACTTGGATAGACGCATTTTGTATGAGTATAAACCTAATGGTGTGATAAATCCACAAACACATATCAGAGAGGCTACATACGAAAAGATACGTTGGAAGGAATGCGGTTATAAGCCGATAAATCCAGAGCGGATTATTACTCGTTGGCTCTATGTGGATGAATTGTGTCCCAAGAAAGGAGGTGATGGCAAATGACCGATGCAGAATTTAATAAGTTTGTACTTGTATTAGAGAACGAGGCGTTTCAGTTTTCAAGAAGCCAAAAAGAATTTAAGGAACATCGAGTAGTGATAGAGCAGTCTTTCAAGATAGGAGGGCTGTTCATTCTTCGAGAGTTGGAAAAGTATTTTAATCAAAAGAAGTAAGCGTATGATATTATATGAGAATCAATGTTTTGAGCTTTTAAAAGCTCTGTGTTATAGTGTCCCACAGAATCCAAATGTCGGTAGGTTTGAGATTGCAAATGTGATACTTGACACATTACAAAAAATAAAGAATGCGGATATTTAACAGCTTTCGGGCACAAATTTAAAGATAATGACAAAGGAAGAAATATTGGAAAAGGCATCTGATTTTGAGGATGAAGATGAGTTTGTGAAGTGTGATAGATTGCCGTTAATTGAAGAATTGTGGCTTTTACATCAGCTAGTGTATATCGGCTTGTCTTGTACCTATACAGGTCGTGGTTATATAATTGAGAAACTTAAAGATTAGTAAAATGGAAGCAAATGATTATTTGAAAGCCATGCAAGCTATGGACGAATTGGATAGACTTGTAACTAGTGTTTATCCGGATAAGTTTAAGTTGGTCTGCAAGAAGCATGGAATAGATGAATACGAGGCGATGAATATGTATTCGTACTTGCAAAAGATGCATAAAGGTCAGTCTTGGTTAGTTAGATACAAGCCATTGGAATATCTAGAACGTGTATTAACACTAGCCAAAGAAGCTTATGCGTCTTACATGAACAACGGCTTGATTCTAAGTATGGTCAATTTTGGTGATAAGTACACAAGAATACTTGTAATCTTTGAGAAAGATGGCGTGAGAAGCCAACAGGAATTTGACCTTAGAGAGCAAAGAACATATGTGGATATTGCGGACTTTATTGGAAATGGTTACTCCATCGTATCTGTTATCCGTCAGTGTGATAATGTTGGCAGCGAACAGTTTGTTGGAGAAAAGGATGAGCGAAGTCATAGTATTCCTATTTACGATGGTGATGTAATGCTTTGTTACGTAAAGAAACCGGAATTTTGGAGTTCCGATTGGCGTAATAGCGGACTTTATATTTGCGAGAGCGGCTCATATCATAGATTGCTATACACACCGAATAAGGGGTACGTAAGACATGGAGAGCCTGATGTAGACGAAGACTTCACCCTTGATATTGGGGAAGAATCCTTCAGTAGTTATGTTATGACTTTAGACCAGTCTTGGTATAAGTTGGGTAATGTTCATGCAGGTATAGGTTTTTTGAAGGAGAAAGAATAGAAGAGTTAAAGGAGAGGAATGTCATTTCCCCTCCTTTGCCTTAATCTCCAGCTCGATAGGCTTGCCACAATGAGGGCAGATGATAGCCGGAGATTGCGGAATGGATGGCTGCTCTGGTTGTAGCTCCTTTGGTGTATCCTTGTAGAATAGCCTCCAAATTGGCACATCTAGGATTTCGGCAATACGTACCAATGTATCAAACGATGGGTTCGCTTTATTATTAATAATGTATGATACCGATGTTTGAGCCATACCAAGAGCCTCTTGTAAGGTCTTTGACATGATGCCTTTTTCTTTCATTACCTCTTTAATATATAGAGGCACATTGCTTTTCTTGTAATTCATATACGATACTATCTAATGTTTTTGAGTGCAAAGATACGCAATTATACGATATAAATGTATTAAATTCTGTAAAAATACGACCACTTATTATAAACAAGAGTTAAATATTAGATTAAATCGTAAGTTTTAGGCAAAAATATTTGGAGGATATAAGATAAAATCGTATCTTTGCAATGTCTTTAAGAGATAAAGGCTTTAAAGTTTAACTATTAATTGCTGTTATGCAGCCGAGTCGGCACTCGTAAAACGGTTTGAGGATATGACTACTTCAATTAAGAACAAGATGAGAAAGGTAATGCAGTTAGCACATAGAGCCTATCAGTTAAAATCAAGTTCAATGTCTTGGGTTGAGTGCTTAAAACAGGCTTGGCAGGTCGTAAAGCTTGAGTCAGCGATGAAGACCAAGGTAGTAGAGTTCTTCTTTATGAAGATGAATGGTGAGGTAAGACAAGCCTTTGGTACTCTCCTTCAGAGCCACATTGACTATACTCCAAATGGTACAGGGCATGCAGCATCAAGAGATTGCATCCGCTATTGGGATGAAGCAAAGGGCGCATGGAGACAATTCAAGGCTTACAACTTCTTGCGAGTTGCATAAAGATATATTCACGTTCTAAGGTGTTTGGCGAGGCTTAATAGGGGGTGTGCCTTTAAACACACCTTTAGTTTAGGACTTTTAAAGTATTTGAGATATGGAGACAATTGCTAAGTGTTTGAAAGAAGTGTTCTACAAAGGACATCATATTACCAAGGTGGAGGACGTATTCGGTCAGGTTGCCGTTCGCATTGATAATGTTGTTGAACTGGACTATGCTAGCATAGCAGAGGCGAAACGTGTAATCAATGGTAAAGCCCCTAAGTGGTTTAATGATGGTTATATGTGGGACGAAGCCAGCAAGAAAGTTGTAAAAGACCCTAACGCTTTCCGATGGGAGGAGTAAGAAAACATAAGGTAAAGAACTTAAAACAATTGGTTATGGAAAAGTTTATTGATGGCAGTTATGTATTCGAGAAAACAAATGAGTTTCCGGATGGCTACGAAATTTGGGCGATTGGCCGAAGAAATTTCGAGCACAAAGGCTACGTACCATTGTGTGAGGTTGATGAGAACTATAACGTAAAAAGAGATACCTTGAAGGCTTTGAAAGTAAAGGATGAAGCATTTGCTTTGGCTTTACTCTATGAAGCCGTTAAACGAGGAGTTAACAAGAAGAAGTATAACAGAATGATTAATGCATAAGAAAATGGATGAGAATTTTCTGAATGTGCTCTATATCGAGCACACGGATAAAATAGGCGTTTTAAAGGACGATAAGGACGAAAGGGTATCAATTATCCTTGGGACGGACAAAACGCTTGTAGAACGCAAGAGAGACGGCAAAACGTACCTTCTTGTACCATTGACAAAGAACCACACCTTTGTCTGCAAGGGTAATTGCATTGATGTGGATGGTAAGCGTATCAAGAGTGAAATCTTCTTTCGTAAGGATGGTACGCAGTGGATTGAGATCGATAAAGAAACGTTATCTAAGGTAGCGTAATAAAAGGAGGTTTAAGCTATGAAAGTATATGTAGTAATTTCTTCGTACCAACACGGATTGGGTGAAGCTGTTGAGGTTGATGCAGAAGTCTTCGATACCAGAGATAAGGCTAGAAAGGCTATAAGACACAAAGGAATGAACACTTTGGAGAATTACAAGCGAGTTTTGAATTGCGATGATTATCTATACAATATCTCAGATTCTTTCTTTCATATCTCAGACAGCGAAGGAGAGACGTGGGATAATTTTGATATTGTAGAACGAGAAGTAAAGTAATAAGACTATGGATATTAAGATTATCAAAGACATCTTAGATGATGCAAAGGAGTGCGGTTGCATTGCAGGAATTTCACTCTCTAATGGGCAGTTAACTCATGCAAACTTTAGCAAATCAAAGTTATTTGATTTTACTGCCGATGTTCTTTATAACAAAAAAAAGCATTTGATAACTATACTTGGTGAGAACGGAAACAGAGATTACATTGATAGTGACTCTATCATACGTATCTTTATTAGAGAAGGTGTTTAACAATTGATTAGATAAGAATATGGATGCAGGTCATGTGAATGTGATATTAGGCGAAGCCGAGGACAAAGGTCTTAGAGGAAATATCAACTTGGTAGGTGGAGCAAAAATAAGTTTCGACTTCAATGGTATTGGTATTGAAACATCTTTCAATTGCAATACAAAGAACAGAACACTTATGATTGGGAGTGGAAGTACAGTAGTGTTTACACGTAAATATATTGATTGTAGCTCTATCCAGTATATTGAAGTGTTTGAACGTACAAAATAATTATAGGAGACAAGAATATGAATATACTAGACTATTATGAGGTTGTCACCTCAAAGATTTTCAAGTTGGAAAGCATGAACGAGGGGCTTGTATTGATAGCACCGGAGCAGGAGGTGGATGGAGTCCGTTCCTTGATGGTGGGATTATATGTTCCTGAGCATGAACGATACAAGATATATACTTTCCGTTCATCTATGAACGAGGGCGAACTTGGCGACAAGTACAAGGCGATGGTCGGCACGATGGATGTGCTTAAACCGGATTGGGACAGAATCAGAAAGAAAAGACGGAAGAGGATCTAACCTCTTACCGCTTTTAGTTCTTGCTTAAATGCCATTTGACTTTCGTATGTAAGTACAGAAGAAACATAACTTGATGGTTTTTATCTGAATACATCAAGCAAAAGCGTGTTGAAATATCTGAGAATGCAAATTATTTCAAGATTATTTTTAGAAAATATGAAAATAAATTAGAGTTTTCTTGCATTTCACGAAGGTTTTTATTACCTTTGCGAATGTAAACATCAAAACAATGAGCTTATGAAAGTATTATCAATTCGTCAGCCGTATGCTTGGTTAATCGCTATCGGCTGCAAGACCATTGAAAACAGAACATGGAATAGAAAGTTCCGTGGTCGTTTCCTTATTCATGCTAGCCAAGCCAAACCCGAAAAACTTGACGGATGGCAAGAGAGCGCAATGAAGAAATATTGCCAAGAGCATGGTATTGTTATTCCAGACTTCAAAGACTTGCCAACGTCAGCCATTATCGGCAGCGTAGAGTTGGATGATATTCAGTATCATGAGGCTTATCCGGATGCATTTGCTGAAGATTTCCAATATCATTGGTTCTTGAAGAATGCTAAATTGTTCGATGAGCCGATTAGAAACGTCAAAGGCAAGTTGTTCCTCTGGGATTATGAGTACAATGAAGCCGAAATATAAAATAACAATACTTTTGTAATAAAAATACAAGTCGTTGAAAATTAGCGCAAAAGTCTTTGTTGTTCTAAGTGTTAGATAAGAAGTAAATGTAAAAATAAAGAAAGCCTCAACCTCCAACGAGATTGGGGCTTTTACAGTTGTCCTAGTGTGTCTCACCGAATCCGAACAAGTCGGTCTGCTTGTTGGTTTTAGCTAGGAACTTGTTTACGAAGTAGATTTGTCCCTTTGGAGTTATCAACGTTGTGCTGCCTTGTTTCAACTCCCCATTTTTACCTGTAAACACACTATGGCTAATGAAAAAATAACCGCTGTTCACATATTGTTGGTTCGGAACATTCTTATGTGTTTTGTTCTTGCCCAAATAGCCATTGTCTCGCAACCAAGCGAAAAGCTGCTTTTCACCTATCTTGTAGCCATTCTGAGTGATAATCTTCGCCAAGTGGTCAACGTAGATATTGCTATTCGTACACCCAACCATAGCCTTGCCAAAGATGGTGTAAGGCTCGTCCTTGCGCTTCTCATCCTTTAGCTGGTCGTTTTCTATCTGTTTTTGCTCCAACATCAAGGTCTGTTTCTTGTTAGTCTCAACCAAGGCTTGCTTCTCCTCCTCAGACTTAACCAAGGACTTCAAGGCTTCCAAGTAATTGCGAGGAACATCTTGTTTGCTCGCCTCGATTTCCTTCTTCATCTTGTTAAATGCGGCTATGTACTTCAACTTGAACTCCATAGCCTTACTACCAGTAAAGCCCATAGCCAAAAGCGTAAAGCCATCTTGGTTCATAACGTACATTGGAACTTTCTTTACTCCACCACCAAAAGGCATTGGCTGTTCAACCTCAATAAGCTTAAACATACTCGCAAGTTCTTGATTTTCAACGAGAGCCGAATTTTTGGCTTTCGTACCAACCAAGCTGCGAATTGCGTCTAACACATGCTTATGTTCCTTACCAAACACTTCTGCGACCAATTTACTATTTGTAAGGGGCTGATCACTTTCACCTCTGAATACTAATTCTGTCATTTCTTTATTCTATTTATAATTAAAATTAAACTTTGGTCGTAAGGAAAAACGGAAAAGCCTCATCCGTCATATTGTAAGAGTGGACGGACAAGGCTTGTGTCATTCGCCCATTATATTGAGGCGATGGGCAGAATGACGATACTCCACGCTTGGAGTGAAAATGAAAATATTTAATTTTAAATTATAATCTATATCCTTGTTGGTCGCACTCTTACCTTACAACCGTTATCATTTTCGGTTGCAAAGTTAATGCTTTTCTCTTTAACTTGCAAACGTTTTAGTGTTTTATCCAAAACCTTAACGTTTGTTTTACTTTGGAGGACTTCTGCCCTCGCCAGCACGACCAGCTATCGTGGCACATTGTTGCACATTACTTCTTCTTTCCATTGCTCACGGAATTTAATAGTTAAACATCAAAGATAATGTGCAGTTGTTCAGGTGTGCCTCACCTTGTATATTGTTACGCTACCATTGATAGCATTTCATTAGATTGCATCTGAATCCATTGACAAGCATCCTTGCGGAAAAAGATGTCAGAATCGAACCGCTTGCCATCCACAATGATGTGGCTACCCTTGCACTCGAACTTGTGGTTTCGGGTCAATGGTATCAAAAGGTATGTATCACCCTCTTTCTTGTCGTACACAAGCGTCAAATCCGTGCCGATAACCTGTGATACCACCTTGCGCTCATCTGAGCTTAAAACGCCAATCTTGCCATCATGCTCAACGTAAAGAGCATCCATCAAATTCTTATCCATATCTCTTAAATGTTTAATGTTCAAAGTCCGGTGCAGTTTAGCGTGTGCCTCACGAAATCTATTACAAATCACACTCGTATGAGTATTGCTTTTTCAGCTTGTTCAATGCGTTCTCGGTAACGTAGTAGATGTTATCGAAATATTCGCTTTTCTTGATGCTTCGGCTTTCCTTCAGCTCTACCTTGTGATTGAATGTCACTTCGTAGCGGTTTGCGATGCTTGTAATCAAGAAATCGACCTCACGCTTATGTCTGTCCAGATCGGTCTCTTTATACTCACCACGCTTGATAAATGCGTCCTTGTTCGTCTCTTCGATGGTTGCAACCATGTTGCCTTGCATCACTATAATCTTTGCGCTCATATCTAGTTTCTTTTTAAATCGTTAGAAATCTGTTATGCAACTCTAATCAAGTTGTAGTTCTTGAATTGTCTCCACTCGCCCTTGACTTCATCCCAGTACTTGGTGCAGTCCTTGCAAGCGTAACCCTTGCCGTTTGGAGTGTAGTCAATGTGACTCTCCATCAAAGTGCCGAAAGCCTGACGAATCTCACCATTCATCTTCTGAAAGTAAAACTCAACGACCTGCTTCTTCATGCGAGCCTTCAGCTTGATTACCTGCCAAGCTTGCTTCAAGCATTCTGTCCAACTCATGTAAGCACCCTTAAGCTGAAATGCTCTGTGAGCCATATTCATTACTTCTCTCATCATATTCTTAAATGTAGTAGCCATAATCTTTCAATTTTAAACGTTAAACTTAAATTACTTACTTTGCAAGTCCGATGCTCTCACGTAAGAAGCTCTTGGCCTCATCGATGTTCATATTGAGCTTAGTTGTTATCATATTCAACATTCTATCAACGTCCTTTTGGGTGTTTATCCTGTTGCTTACGAACTCTATCATAACGAACTTCTGAATCAAGTTTCTTCTTATCATTGAAGTAGTCATATTGCTATACCGTTTTACGAGTGCCGACTCGGAGGTGCAACCTCAGCTAAATTAATAATGTTATTGTGACCTTTCTTTCTTAATCACGATGCAAAGATAACGCTTTTATGTGATATAACAAAATAAAATATTACTTTTATGCGATATTTTGGTGTTTTTTAACAAATAACGCTTGAAATTCATATATATTCACAATAAAACACTTTAAAATCATTTTTTTGCTTATTTTCTTTGTTGTTTCAATAACTTTTTGTATCTTTGCACCAAATTAATAACACATATAAGTAATGTATATATGAATATAAAGAAAACGATAAAAGATAATGGATGGACTCTGGAATCATTAAGAGCCAAAATGCAGGAGATAGAAGGACGTGAGGTAAAGCAGTCTTCTATGTCCCGAATAGTGAATAGTGCCAATCCTACTGTTGAAACACTTCAAAGGTTAGCAGATGCTATGGGAATAAGTGTTTGTTTATTCTTTGAAAACAACCAACAGGATATTTCCCTTGTTTGTCCTCATTGTGGAAAACCAATAAATGTAGAAATCAATTTAAAAGTGCATTGACTCTTATGGAAATAAATATAATGTTATCGGGCTTCCGTAAGTTAGCTGATTACCAAAATGGTAAATTTACATTATTAATGCCTTATGAGCCAAATCGTACAAAGCATTATGGTGTATATTTAATAGTTTTTGGTTCTGGGTATTCCTTTTATGTTGGTGTGTCATCTAATCTAAGAAAACGTGTACAACAACATTATTGGGGAATGAAAGGTAAATATCATTGTTTGCCTCTTGTTCAAAAGGCATTTAACAAATATAATTCGTTTGGTATATACGCATTAAATGAGAGCAACGATACTGCTTATGAAGATGACTTTATAAGAATCTTGCGACCACCTCTTAATACGGATTATGTTAGTGACAAAAAATTAAAGTACAATGAGCTAAAAGCTGCAAGCGAGAAGTTAGGAGTCAGTTTGTCTTCTTTGTTAGAGGAAAACAGAACTGTTCGTTTTGTAGAGGATAGACAGGTCAATAATTTCATTGCCCTAATAAAACAAGGTGGTGAGTTGTATTCCGCTTCTTCAATTGCTGAGGCTAGGGCTTTGCTTGACAAGCTGGAAAGTAATTAGGTGAGCGTTCCTCTCATGTATTGATAATTAAAACAATTAGATTATGAAGAAAGATTTGTTAGTTGCCGTAATAATAATGCTTGCATTGCCATCTAAGGCACAAGAATATATCAAGGCGATGCCTGTAGTTCCCAAGAAAGGATTTCAGACATTTGGGCAGTATATAGAGACACATGATGTATCTGAAATGGATGGTGATACCGTAACGTTGGCAAATGTCTATGGAACTATAGGTTATGCCGTGATGGATAGGTATGTAGGGCGTATTGATAGAAGTTTCTTTTTAATGATGCAGGATGCTATATATGAAGATGACAAGAATGTAGATTCCAAGAAGATGCTTTATGTTCCTATATCACCTAGTAAATATGAGCTGACAGAAATCAATACCAATGTTATTAAGAAGAAGTTAAAGGAGGATTTCATACTCACCCAGAATAATAGCTTTTTCTTTAGGAATGATAAGTTTGTGGTTAAGGCAGAATGGTATTATGGAAGAAAACGTGTAACGTTTCATTGCCTAACATATCCTAAGCATTATATTCTTGCAATTGGTGAAGAAAAGGAAGAAAAGAAAGTTTTTGTTCCACCAATAGATAGAAAAAGTTTAATAGAGAATCCACAAATGTAGGATGCAACCAACGCAGATTTGCGTCCGTTCCTAAGAAAACAAAAAAAGGAGGGGAAATAGCATTCCTCTCCTTTGCCTAGAAATTCAACGAAGGCATGTTGTTGTTTCCGAAAAGTAACCTGAATGTTTCCTTTCCCTTTGGCGTGATTAGGGTTCTTGTGCCAGTCGCCTTGTCATTTCCCCAATCCTTCATCTTGAACAGGTCATCGTTATATTGCGAGTATGGCTTGATATGGTTCTGCTTGTCACGGTAGATGTATTTTTTCGCAATCAGTATCTTTATGAATTGGTTCTGTTTCAATCCAATCTCCTTTGCCGTGTCTCTGAAGTTCGTAAGTAAGCCTTTATCAACCAAGTTATCAAAGTATTCTGCCTTTGGCTGCATTTCCTTGTTCTTTTCCTCAATGGCTTTCTTCTCTTCCTGCTCCTTTATCCAACGCTTCGCTCTCTCAATTGGGTCTTCAATCTGATAAGAAGGTATCATGCCTTGTGCTACACAATGAAAGACCTTGCGGTATATCTCGAATACTGGGCGTACTTTGCGGGCAATAAAATACTCCAAGCAAGCAGAAGTGAGATAATAATTAATCTTATTGCTACCGCCCCAATCTTGCTTGCCATTTTGGGCAAGTGAGTTATCAGAATCTTGCTCCGCATCATTGAGGAGCGAGTTTTCCGCATTATTGCGGATAACGATAAAGTCCACATTCTCAATGAAATTGGTCTTCAAGGCACGCACAGCATTATCCTTTCGCTCGTAAGCGAGCTGCCAGACATCATCAAGATTTACCGGATATTCCTTGCTCTGCTTATCTAACTCCAAAACACTACGAAAGTATCGCTCCAAATCTGATGAAGTACTTTCTTTTGTCAAAACAATCCCATTTTCCATTGTCTCTTTCTTTTCAGTTTTTAACGTGTGTCTCACGCTCTAAAAATTAAGCTATTATTCCTATAATGTGGAAATTGGATGCAAAGATACGACTTTTTAGTGTAACTTGCAAGTATATTAATGCAATAAAGATTATTATAACAAAATATAACAGAAAGCATAATAATAGTTAAATATTAAGACGAACAATGGCGGTTTCGTATAAAAGATGTAGTTTTGCATACTAGTATTCCGCATCATCCATAGCTGGAGCAAGGGATGTGCTGGATAAACTAGAAAGAGTTAAGTAACGTGGGGTGTTCCCCACAAAGTTCAATAATTAAAAATATGTGATTATGAAGAAGTTTTTATTTATGGCAATTATGATGATGTTTATTACATTGTCATCAATAGCACAAGAAGTAAAGTTTCACTTTAATTCGAACTTTAAGTTTGTAACGGATGACGAAAAGGAATTTGTTGTTATTCCTATGGATGGTTATTCGCAGGATAGTTTGTTTCGTGCAGTATCTTCGTATTTGGATAGAAAATATACTTCTAAGACAAATGAGATTACAAAATTTGGAAACGAGCAAGTTACATTGAGCGCATTTATTACTGATGCTTATTATGAGAAAGTAATGGGGCTTCCTTTAAGAAAACATATGATTTGCACCTATTCATTTAATTTCAAAGATGGAAAGTTTCGTGTAAATGCACCAGTGGTCAATAAAGTTATAACTGGTGCTCCAACGGAATTACCTCATAGTTTTGCCGGAGATTGTAGTAACTACTTTAAGAACGGAAAGTTGAATCCTAAGAAAGAACGTTTATATAATGCAATTAATGACCGCATTAATTATATTTTAAATGATATTTTAAAAAGCTCTTTTGCAAAGTCGGAGTCTGATGAATGGTAAAATTTCAAAAGAATTACAGGCTGTCGTGATTTGACGGTCTTTATATATAGAAGAAAAATAAGTAAACAACCGAGCCTTCTGCATGTGAATGTGGAAGGCTTTTTTGTATCTAGACATTATTCTTTGCACTTAAATCTTTTGTGAAATAGCATACCTTAATTCTTTCGTTATTTCTTTGATTATTAGCTAATTTTGCCAATAAAAACATATAAGGATGGCACAGCTAGAATTTAACATCAAAGCGAATTTCGACCAAATCAAGCAAGCCAAGCAAGAGCTTGAAAGATTGCGTGGTGAGTTACAGAAAACAACAAAGGCGACAGATAAGGCGGTGGTTCAGGACCTTACTGACAAATATGCAGAGCAAAAGCAAAAGGTGACAGAGCTTAGTTCCGCAATGTCTCGCTATGCTTTGGTGATGAGTAGTGATTATGCCAAGAAAATGCAGAATCTTACAAGAGAGGTTTATTCTTTCGAGCTGCAAGCAGACGCATCTAAGCGAAAGATTGAAAGACTTTCTTCTGAGATTGCAAAGATGCAGTCTAAACTTCGTAAAGGAGGCTTAGATATTGGCACTTCAACAATCCTTAATCGTGATATAAGCGAAAATTCCACTATACTCAATGATGAGAAAAGGCGTTATGAGAATCTAACCGGATTAGGTAAGCAGGCAAGAATCGAATTGCAAAACATGCAAGCAGAGTATGTCCGCTATTCGGGTTCTTCGAGCGCAACTACTGATAACGTAAAGGTGATGACTGATGCCTTTGCCGGAATGATTGAGGAAATGAAGAAAGTTCCTACTGTCGGTGAGGGTGCAACATCTTTATTTAATCGTCTCGGTGGTGATGCAAAGCAATTAGCAATGAGCCTCGTAGGTGGCCTTGGGTTTGAACAATTGGCAGAACACATCTTTAATGTTCGTTCACAATTCCAACAGCTTGAAATTTCATTCACTACAATGCTTGGTAGTGAGCAGAGAGCAGGAGCATTGATGAACCAACTTGTTCAAACGGCTGCGAAGACTCCTTTCGACATGAGTTCGATAACAAATGGGGCAAAGCAGTTGTTGGCTTATGGTACGGCTGCAAATGAGGTTAATGATATTCTTGTTCATCTTGGAGATATTTCGGCAGGTCTGAACGTTCCGTTGAACGATTTGGTGTATTTGTATGGTACAACAATGAGCCAAGGCCGCATGTACACGATGGACTTGCGTCAGTTTATGGGCAGAGGCATCCCGATGGCTGAGGAGCTTGGTAAAATCATGGGCAAGACAACCCAAGAGGTTCAGCAAGCGGTTACAGATGGAAAGGTCGGAGCTGATTTGGTGAAAAAAGCTATCATCAACATGACCGAAGAGGGCGGCAAGTTTGGTGGACTGATGGAAAAGCAATCCACAACCTTGCAAGGAAAATGGTCTAACATTGGCGATAGCGTTGACCAGATGTTTAACGAACTCGGCAAGAAGTCGCAAGGAATATTTGGCACTGGTTTAGACTTGATTTCGTCTTTGGTTGACAATTGGGAGACGGTCGTTAAAGTTATTGGTTCGGCTGCGGTAGCCGTAGGCACGTATAAGGCAGGTCTGATGGCGGCAGCATCCATCCAAAAAGCTCAAAACAAAGCTACACTTGATAGTATTGCAAGTAATCTTGACGAAAAGATAAAAGCGTACAAAGATGAAGCTGAATTGTATCATTCCTACACCGGAAAAGATACATCCGAATATAAGAGCCAAAGACTTTCGGATTTGAATAAGGCTGTTTCTAATACTGATATGTTGGGTACGGATAAGGCCGAGGAACTTGTGTCTCTTAAAATCAAAGAGGCTCAGACCGATGGAATCATAACCCAACAAATGGCAGAGCAATTGCAACTTAAACGTGATATGCTTGTCACTCAGCAACAATCTGCTGCTAAAGAACAGATGGAGGCTTTGGAACTTTCCAAGGGACTTGATGAGAAAATGGCTCAGTTCAAGGAAATGGAAAATGATTACCGACATCTTAACGGAAAAGATACCAAAGATTATAAGGCAAGCCGTTATAATGAGTTGGGGAATGCTTTGTCCGATACCGAAAATATCGGTGATGATGAAACGGAGAAACGCATATCTAAGCAGATAGAATTAGCGAAATCTGAGGGGTTGATTAGCGAAGAAATGGCTAAACAACTCCAGTTGAAGCGTGACCTCTTGGTTGAGCAGACAAGACTTGCGGAGAAAGAACAACTCCAATGGCAAAATGCGGTAAACGCCAAAGAAGCCGCAGAAGAAGAGTTGCGTGCAAAAAAATCGCAAGAAGACGACATCGCTGCTGCAAATAAGGCTGCGGAACAAGCAAAGGCTGAGGCTGCCCTTAAACAAAAAATAGCCAAGGCAAATGAAACCGCTTATGGTAAGGCTCTATTGGAAACTAACGCCTTACAGAAGAAAGTAGACTTGCAGCAAGAGAGTTACGATAAAGCGATGGATGAGGCTCGTGAAAAGAGAATAGTCCTTGCTCAACTTGATGAGGAAATAAAAAAGCAGCAGCAAATCATAGAACAGAAAGAAAAGGAATTGGTCTATGATAATGGGGCGGTTGATACGACTTCATTTGGTGGCTATGCGGATTCTTTTTCGGATAACGAAAATAGTTCAATAGTTCAATACGGGGCAGAACAAGCGAAATTGGAAGAGCTGATGCAAAAGCGTCAGCAAGCGGATGAGGAATACGAAAGTTCTAACGCAAAGCGTAAGGCTATCCAACAGGAACTTCAGACTACGACTGAGAAGTTGACAGAAGCCGAAGAGAATGAAACCGAGGTCTATAAAGAGACAGGAGCAGCGGCAGATGAAATTGGGGATATTGTTCAGCAAGGAATAGATATAGAGGATGGTAAGATTAGCATTACGGAGGCGGCAACTACTGCTACACAAACCAATACTACTTCTGAAGCTAGCAATGCAACCGCAAAAAGTACTAATGCAAATGCTACTTCTTCGGAAACTATTGCTAATACGGCAAACTCGACTTCAAAGACAGCTAATACTGCGGCTACTAATGTAAATACAACGTCCGAGAACGTAAATACAGGAGCAAAGGAACGGAATTCCCTTGTTACCTCTATATTATCTGTTGGCACAAAAGGGTTAGCATTAGCTCAAAATGTGTTAACATGGGCTACTAATGCCGTTACCGTTAGTATGAGGGAGCTATGGGCTGCAATGCTTGCAAATCCTCTAACTACTATCATTACTCTGGTAACAACCGCAATGTCCGTTTTTGCGATGTTCGGAAGTGACGAGGAAGATGTTGCTAAGAAGACTCAAAACATGGGTAATAAGGCTGCTGAGGCTAGTAATAAGGTTCGTTCCTTGTTTGCGGTTTTGGAAAATGGCGAGGCAGAAGACCATAAGAACACAATAAATGAATTGAAGTCTGCTTATGAAGAATATGGGGTAAAATTGGATGAGACTAAAATGAAGTCTCAAAGCATGAGTGAGCAAGCTAATGAGTTAAAGGAGCATGAAGAAGAACTTATCGGTATAATTGAAAAGCGTTCTCTTGAAATGGAGCGTGCAAATCAATTACAAGAGGCTTATGATAATTATAATTCTTCAAATGATTCATCTTTCAGCTCATTTAAAGATTCTATAGATGATAAGTTGTCTGATGTAGAAATGGGTACTATTCGAAGTCTCGTAAGTCAGGATGACATAGACAAGTTAGCTGAACTGCGAAAGGAGATGAATGCTTGTGGTGGAGATTTAAAGGTGTACAACGCATTGAATGCTCAATATTCCCAATTACAAGGGGAGTTGAATGTAAAAATAGGAACTTATCTCGAAAATATGCACCATAGCCGTTCTGAGGTGGCTCAGATGATTCCTGATATAAACGACTTTACTGATGGGCTTGTTAGCAACAAAGTTGAGTTGGATGGTACGGTTGATTCTATAAATAATAGCGTCAATGCCGCAGAACGTGCGAGAAAAGCCACATCTAAGTTGACTTATGCGCAAGAGGAACAAGCTTTGAAAAATCAATATGCAAAGAAGAGCTTCAAGGATTTGAATAGTGAAATCCAAGAGACAATAAAGTTGTGCAGTAGAAAGTTACATCTTGATATTAAGGTTAACTATGATGATAGTGAGCTTCCTGCATGGATTAAGAATATGTCTCAGTCTCAGTTGAAAGCGAGTATGGCTGTGAGAAAGAACTGGCTTGACGGACACAAAAAAGGGGATGTTCTTCAAGTTGGAGGTCAATATAAGACTTACGAACAGGTCGCAAACGAATTGGCTATGATGCAAGCAAGAGGTAACAACATCGAAAGTAAGCCGAAGAAAAGCCAAAAGGAGATAGATAAGGAGAGGAAGGCAAGAGAGAAAGCGGCTAGGGATGCTGAAAAGGCTAGGAATGATGCCGAGACAAAGGCTGGTAATAAGCGCAAGGCTGAGGAGGACTATGCCAAGTCTATTTCTTCCTATTCGGAGAAAGCTATCCAAGACATGACCAAGAACCGCATTAATGCGATGAATGAGGGTTATAGCAAGGAATTGGCTCAGATTACCGAGAATGCCGACAAGGAGAAAAAAGCGGTAGAAGATGGTATAGACAAATTGGTTGAGGCTAGGAAAAAGCGTGACCAAGCTGTTTGGGTTAATTCCGGCAAAGGTCGTAAGGCTAATATGTGGAAACAGAGCAAAACCGATGAAGAGTACAAGAATGAGGTTTTGAATGAAACCATGAAGGATAGCAAGGGTAATCCGGTTAAGGTAAATGGCATGGAGATGACCATAGGCATGAACGTTGCTAATCAGATGAATGCAATTCGGGATAAGGCTGTAAAGCAGAATGAGGATGTGCTTGCTAAAGAAGCGCAAAGCATGTACGATTATCTGAAGACTTATGGTACATTCCAAGAGCAGAAGTTAGCTATTGCTGCCGATTATGCTAAGAGGATTAGCGAGGTTGAAAACTCTACGGATTCGGACTCAAACAAGCAATGGAAGATAAAGTCTTTGAAAGAAGAGCAGAAGAAAGAAACGGATTCGGTTGAGACTAGTGCTATTATGCAGAAGATAGACTGGTATCAAGTCTTCGGAAATGTTGGTGGCATTATGAAAGATGCGCTTGTTCCTTTATTGGCAGATCTGGATAAATTCGTAGGTACGGATAAGTTCCAAAATTTGGGTGCAGACCAGCAGAAGAGTATCGTTGATGCAATGCAGAATATCCGTAATTCGATTGGCAATACAAGTGATTTGGGTTGGAAAGACCTTGCAAGGGACGTTGTAGCTTATCAGGAGGCTCTGAAGAATGCGAAAATTGCACAAGAGGAATATACGGAAACAGAAACCAAGCTTACACCTCGCATTAAGGATTTGCAAAATCAGATAGCGAATGCGAAAAAGTCGGGCAATGTCGCAGAGCAAGCTAGATTGCAAAATGATTTGAATAAAGTACAAGGTCAGTTAGCGGAGTCCGGCAAGAAGATTGTTACGGCTAACACAAAAGTCCGTACTAGTGGTCAGAAGTTGGCTCAAACGACACAGAATGTGACGCAACCGATTTCTGCTATCCATGAGTTCCTTTCTACTTCTGGACTATCCGATTTGGCATCTCTTTGGGATAGTTTCGACCAACTTAAAGGTGGAATTGACGGATTGAAAGCTTTGGATGAGGCTAAGAAAGCGGCTGATGGTCTGAAGGATATGGGCAAGGAAGCCGCAGACGCAGCCGCAGCCGCTGGCAAGAAAGCTGGTGATGCGCTAAGCGAAGGATTGTCAAAAGCTGGACTAATAGGTCAAATCGTATCTGCCATCTTGAAGATACTTGATGTTTTGAAAGATGGTATTGGAACATTGATTAGTAGCTTGATTGATACAGTTCTGAATGCGGTCAACGGCATATTAAAGAATATTCTAAGTGGCGAGTTTATTACACAGATAGGAGGGTCTTTGGTAAGCGGCATTGGTAATATTCTCAATACAATATCGTTTGGTGGATTCAATAGTTTGTTTGGAGTAGGTGGAAACGCAAAAGAAGTAAACCGGACTATAGACAAATTGACGGCTAGGAATGAAATCTTGACGGATGCAATAGACAGATTACGTGACTCTATAGACAAAACTAGTGGTATCAAAGCCGTAGAAGACGCAGAAAAAGCTGAAAAACTTCAAAAGGAAAAAGAGCAAAACTTAAAGGACATCATGGTGGCTCAAATGGGTTATCATGGTTCTCATGGTAGTTTTAATAGATACTTTAAAGGTTTTTCTCAAGAGCAAATCAATAAGGTGTCTGAAGCGATAGGTAGACAATGGAATGGAAACCTAAGCGATATACGGTCTGCCGATGAAGCTAATGCGTTGTTGCAAAATCCGGATATTGTTAACAAGATTCAGAACACTGGTAAGGGAAATTATGGAGGAAGAGTCCTCGAAAAGTTGAAAGATTATGCGGCTGAGGCAGGAACATTAGAGGATATTGCTGATGACCTTGCAGAAAGCTTGACGCAAATATCTTTTGATAGTTTGAAGAGCGAGTTCATAGATACTTTGATGGATATGAATTCCTCTGCTCAGGACTTCTCTGATAATTTCTCCAAGATGCTTATGCAAGCCGTTCTAAAGGCTAAGGTGGATGATTTGTTGGGTAATGATATGCAAGCATTCTATGACGAGTGGACGGAACGAGCTAAGGCAAATGGCGGTAAATTATCTAAGACGGATATAACTGCCTTGAAGGAAAAGTATGATGGAATGGTTCAAGAAGGACTGAAGATTAGAGATGAAGTAGCCGAAATTACGGGTTACAAGCAATCTTACGAGCAGTCCGCTTCTTCCGGTTCTTTTGAATCAATGAGTCAAGACACAGGCGATGAGTTGAATGGTCGTTTTACAGCGGTGCAGATCGCTACGGAGGGAACGTATGAGGAAACAAAACTCATAAATACCAAGTTGGATGCTATTGCTGCTCGTGATGGTGGTACAGAGGGTAGCTTGTTGACGGCTAGCGTGAATACTATTATGGGTAATGTAGGCAATATTTGGTTAGCCGTTGATGAGGGAAGAACTATTCTTGCCCAAAGTCTGATGTACTTGCAGTCGATTGATGAGCGACAAGAGCGATGGCATAAGCCTATGTTGCAAGCATTCAATGATATACACGAATTGAAAGATAAAATGAGTAGATTGTAAACTTAATATGTGCTATGTTAAAGTAAGAGGGGAATGCGTGATGCACTCTCCTCTTTTTTTTATGGTGATAGTTTTTGTTTTTCACAATATAGATAAGTGTTGTTAAACTGAGTGCTAATTTTTGGTAGAGTGGAATATAATAGTTATCTTTGTAGTCGAATTTCAAACTTATAAGGATATGAAGATATTAGAACCGAAATATGAAATCCTATCCCAAGGCGAGGGTATGGATGGAGTTTACAAGCAGATAGAGTTGTGCGGTCGAACTTGCTATGCGTCAAGTATGAAGATAGGCAAAGACAGCGCAAAGCCTTTCGTTGAGCGTATGGTAAGCAGTAACCATCTTGCCATGTGCGAGCATGGAACAATCTATCTCCATGTTGCTTACGATAATGACTTCTTTGTACCTGAATCTTTGTTGGTCAAGCACTATCGTGAGAATAAGTATTCAAAGGTGATGCAGATTGGTAACGACTACTATATCACAACCAACTACAGAGTGATAGTTGAGAATGAATGGTTTGATGACCTGGATTATATCTGCGAGCCTACGGAATGGCATGAGAAGCGAATAACCGTCCGCTTTACTACTCAGATTGCGGTAAGTAGAGAGGCTAACAGACATCGTGTTGATTCAGTAGCGGAACAAAGCACCCGATATTGCAACTATAGCAAGGATAAGTTCGGAGGCGAGATTGCTATCAACATGCCAAAGTGGGTTAGCGAGGATGATGCAGTTAATCCATCGTCTTATGATGGTGGAACATTTGTTGACCTTGCAAAGAACATTGGTAGTTATGAGCATTGGAGTCCGGTAGAAAAATGGTGGTTTGCTAATAGAGTATGCGAAATGATGTACTTGTCTTTGGTTAAGGATGATGGTTTGAAGCCACAAGATGCGAGAACTATCCTTCCGCTTGATACCAATACGGAGCTGATTCATACCGCATTCGTGAGTGATTGGCTTCATTTCTTTGATTTGCGCTCAAAGGGAACGACAGGAAAGCCTCATCCAGATATTGAGGTCTTGGCAACTCCATTGATGAATGAGTTCAAGGAACGAGGTTTGATTTAATCGCTTATGAAGAAGAAAGCCAAGCAAATAGCCAAGGTGATGAGCAATGACTCTTTGGAGGTTGTTGCTCAGATGATTGTTGATGAGACTAAAGGTGTGCGCTATGAGGTGTATGCCGATGGTTCTAGCAAGAAAGATAAGTGTGGTTGCGGTTGGCTTGTGCTTCATAAGGGAGCGATTATCAAAAGTGGGAAATATACATTTATCACAGCCAAAGTGAACGATTCGGTGAGAGCCGAAATAAGGGCGGTCATTCATGCATTGGGTGATAGCCCTCCTTTGTGTTCTGTTGATGTGTATGTGGATTGTCAAGTAGCTATAGAGAGAATACAGGCTTGCAAGTTAGGAGATTTGCAGCCTATATATAATAAGGTAGCGAAAGGCAAGGTTATAAGATACCATTGGGTTAAAGCTCATAGAGGTAATATGTATAATGAAATGGTGGATTCTTTGGCTTTTTCTGCTACAGAAAGTTAATTTCATACATCTAGATATAATAAGCGTTAAAAGGTAAAAGAAATACATTAAATAATTTGCATATTTCGGATATTCTTTGTATCTTTGCATTGTAATTAAGAAACAAGGTTACTAATTTTAAAAGGTGAGACACACCGTAAAAACTGTGATTCGTTATGAATACTAGATTGAGTAAGAAAGAAACAATGGTTTATGGCAACATCGGAGTGATGGCTGATGTAATTGGTGGTAACAAGTACTTTACTTTTGAAGACTTGTATGATTTCGATTTGGATAATACCAAGGATGAGTTGAGAGAAATCTTAAATTCTTTGACCGAAAAGGGTTATCTGAAGAGTTTTAATGATTTCGATAAAACTTATCGAGTTTTGAAGTAAGAACAATAAAGGGGATATAAAATCCCCTTACATTATAAATTTAGAACGTGAGACACACGTAAAACTGTATTGAAAAAATGAAAAAGGTATTCACGATTGAGAATGCATTAACGCTTTTGTTTGCTCTTGAAATAGTATCATTAATATTTTTTCTAGGATAGGGCTTATGCAGATTAAGTTTGGTAAGATAAAGTTTACTGCGGCTAAGTCTGAAAAAGGATGCCGTTTTGATGCTTGCTACAAAGGTGAGCATGTGGCTTTTGAGAGTGAAGATATGTCTTTGTATGATGATGTCTTTTCTGCTAATAATAGAAGAGCAAAGGCTGCAAAGAGGGTGATTTACGAGAACATAAAGCATAAGTATTATGAGACCCATAGAGATTAGCGAATTCAACGCTGCCGATGAATTTGTCGTTGAGGCAATGATGCAAGATGGCAAATTCAAGGTTATCGGCAAGGTTATTACGGACAACAATCTTCTGAATGATGATGATTTGGAAACCATCTGGGATTATGCCAACTGGGAGACGAACGGCTATGAAAAGATGGTTGTCTCTAATGGAGTGTACAAAGGCTTGAAAGCATTCAGCGATGGGCGTTTGTTCTATGTTATCACAGATGATGAGATTGGAGTGGTAAACGATAACATTATGGTACGTAAGCATTACGATGTCAACAATGGCTATTATATAAAGTCATCAAGGTTACACAAGGAGCAATCCAAGGATTTGTGGTGCTTTGGTAGTTGCGAGGCCATAACTAACGAATATAAGTCAAACATTTTACATGAAGTACTTTATGGCAAAGATGAACCATATAAAGCCTACCTTCCTTGAAGGCGGTGAAGTCTGGCATGATATTGATAAGTTCCCGATGCTAGACCATACAATTCTAGTAGAGTTGCAAGTAAAAGGCTCAGACGGATTGATTTACCGGACGCAAGATGTATGTATTGAGCGTGCGGATAGGTTCGTACCTACGATGTCTTTTGTTCCTAAGCGTTGGGCGTACGCAATAGACTTAGCTCAATGTAAGCAACTTGAAGGATAAAAACAAAATACAAAATTAAGAATTAGCATATGGAAGAATCAAGAGGTGTTTACACATTACCTGTCTTGTATAATGAACAAAGTGGTAGAAATGAAGGTGTATGTGTCAGAAGTGAACTTGGAGTAGTTGTTGCAATTGACAATGAAGATGAGTTTAAAGGTGTTTTTTCAAAGGATGGTGAGGTTGATGTATTCAAGCAGTTACTATCACAAGAAGTGTATCGTTTCAACACAGAACACCATGCATTCCCAACTGAACCTTTGATTTCTTACAAGATGGATGGCGACATTATCTTTGATTTCGTTGAAGTAACAATCGGAAAGATGTATGGCGGTTATGTTTATATCGTGCATTACAACTTTGCAAGCACGGCATCATAATAAACAAGTTTGATTATGACAGTAGTAAGAGAAAGATTAAAAATTGCGGCTCAGATTGAGGTGCTGGAAGATATTGCTATTGATTATAGGGGAAAGACTATAGATAACATCATCCAACAGCTAGAAGCGAGGTTGACTGCGTTGAAGTAAGTTCAAGTTTGAAGTTAAAAGTCTATGAGTGGAGGACGTTTTGATTATGCTCAGTATAGGATTGCTGACATATATACAAAGATAGAAGATTATGTTGATGGTCATCCGTTGGATGAGGAAGACGAAAGATGCTTTCTCGAAGACCGATGGTTGGAGGAGGATGAAGACAAGTATGTTAGAAAGCATCATCATACGATGCCTAACAGATATGGCTTATCTAAAGAGACTATCAAGGAATTCAAAAAGGGTATTGAACTTCTGAAGAAAGCTCAGGTTTATGCCCAAAGAATTGATTGGCTTCTTTCCGGTGATGATGGAGAAGATAATTTCCATCTACGTTTGAAAGAGGATTTGGCAAATTTAAAAAGTAAGAAAGGATAGATTATGAGTTGGAATTATCGCTTAGATACACCTATGATGCAATTAGCTGAAGAGGTGAACAAGAAATATGATACTGATGCAGGTAAGATGCTTCTTTGCACTTATCTCTTCATGGTATCAAGTGAAGAGATCAAGGACAAACAAGCTTTCTTTGATTGGGTAGAAGAGCTGAATAAGTCCTGTAAGTGCGATGCGGTAAGGGAGTACGTGAAAATCAACGGCAAAGCCGATTGGCTGCATGGTGGATTCAGTAAGCCGATTTACCGACACTATAAGGGCAATTTCTATGTGTACCTTGGTGAGGTTACTGATAGCGAGACTTCTGAAGCTAAGGTTGCGTATCAGGCAGTGTGCGGACAGCATGAAGTTTGGGTGCGACCAAAGGAAATGTTCTTTGGTAATGTTGAGGTAGATGGTAAGCCAGTTCCTCGATTTGAGAAGGTAGATTTAAAAGACTTAGAGAAACAAACCGAGAAGAGCAATGGACAGAAAAAAGATTAAGAGCTTGTTAGGTCTAGCAATCTTGCGAGTGAATGAAGTCGTACCAGATTTCGAAGACTTGGATAAGGTTCTTCCTTTGCTAGAACAAGCATATGATGAAGCGGATAAGTCTGATTGGATTTCTGTAAAGGAGCGTTTGCCGGAGTTTGAAGAAGAAGTTCTTGTTACTAATGAAGAGAATAAGGAAATTTGGTTTTGTCATCGAAGTAATAACCCGTCAGTAATAACCGCAGAGTATAAGTTTTGTAATTACATGTTGATGCCAGTAACGCATTGGCAAGATATTAAAAAGTTGGATAATGGCTAATAAACAGACGATAAAACCAAAGGTAGTTCCCTTTGAAATAGCCAAGCTTCTGAAGGAGGTCGGCTATGATGAGAAGATAGCCGAATTTTGGGCTTACGCCAGCCCTTGGACAGCAAAGGGTGGTGTTCGTAAGGGTGGAAAATATAGTGAGCATTATGGCAGTTATATTGCTTACTCCAATTCCGAGTGGGAGAAATCCAATATTGAGTTTTCTGCTGCCTTAAAGTTGAATAGTAAGCATCCGGCAATATCCGCTCCATGCTATGATATGGTGTTAGATTGGCTTTTAGAGCATTTCGGTTACTATATTTGTGTTGCAAACATTTCGAAATGTAAGTTTTGTTGGCAAACTACATCATGGTGTGTAGAGGAAGGCTTGTGTCATACGGATGGTAAGGAATATTCCAGTAGATACGAAGCAATGGATGCCGCTTTCAAGAGTATCTTAAAGGCTCGCATTGAGAATAAAGATAACGAGGTAATCAAAAGACTTTCGGAGGAAATACAAGATGGAAAGACTTTATGATACTTTTGTACACGCAATAATGATGAAGTTAGAAGCTCGTTTATGTTCTGAACTCGAATGTGTTTATAAGAATATAACAAACAAAATTGTTGAGAAGAAAGGTAAACTCACCAACGAAGACGTAATTGAGTTTCAGAAAAAACTACAGGAGGTGTACGACACGGATGCTGATATTCGTGAACAGATTATTGGTATTAAAGATTTCAAGAATTGCATCTTAACTAAAGAAGCATGTGAAGAGCTAATAAAGCGACTTAGCGTGATTAATATAAAAGAAAATGAACAAGCAAAGAATGATAGAGTGGATAGCCACTTGTGATACAGGTGTCTCTTCAATGACTATGTGGAGTGCATTGATGGGGGTAAAACGAAAGAAAGATTTGAATATTCCCAAAGACAATAGTGACTTCCGTAGATGTTATGACATGGTAGAATACGGACACGTAACCTTGGATGAGCTACAAGCTGTGAAGGAGCAGTATCCTTGGTTTGCTCCTGTTGTTGACAATTGGAAGGAGTTGTCTCTTTTGTTTGAAGAAGAGCTGGACAAACGCTTGTATATGCGTATTCGTCAGCTATGTGAAGAGTCAGATGCTATCCGGTATGAGAAAAAGGGAGAACTTTATTATGAGAGGAATTTTTGGTATAATATAACACAATAATCAAATTAAGAATGAAGAAAATTATCTTAATGTTTTGTTTTGCGATACTCGGCATGAGTGCGCTTACAAGTTGTCATTCGGTTTCTCCCGATGCAGACGAAGAAGCCGTAATCGTAAAGAAGCCTTGGTTTATTGGGCATGGAGGTGTTGAACAGCAAGCAGTGCAGACTGGTCTCACTTGGTGTTGGTGGTCAACGAGTGGTTATTACTTCAAGATTGTTCCAGTCCGTCATGAGATTACCTTAGATGATTTGTTTAGTGACGATAACACGCCACTTGACTTCCATACTGTAATCATTACTCAGATTGAGCAAGGCAAGTCCCCAATTCTTTTGCAGAATTATGGAGAGAAATGGTTTGATACTAATCTCAACAATTATTTCTGCAATCTGGTTCGAGACCATATTTCTCAGCATTCCCCATTTGACTTGATGTCGAATCGGCAAGTGCTTAATCAGATTGACACCAAGATACGCAAGCAGATGCAGGACTATGTGAATGCTCTATCAAAGAAAAAGCAGATGCCTATCATCATAAAGGAGGTTATCATTGGTAAAGCTACACCAAACAAGGAACAGCTTAATGAAATGAACCGCACGGCAAAGGTCGTGCAAGCCAAGCAGACACAAGAACGTGAATATGAAGTGCAGATAGCAAGAGAAAAGGCTGAGCGACAAAAGGCAAAGGCAGATAAGGCATATATGGAAGAAATGAACCTTTCCGCTGGTCAGTTTATCAACCTTAAGTGGATTGAAACAGTAGCAAATAAGCAAGGAGCTAATATTGATGTTATGGTTGGCCCTGCTGAAAGCATGTGGAATATAAGACGCAATTAATTAATTTATAAATCAAGTAAACAGAAATGAATAAAGACAAATTAAAGGTCAGTTTTGAGATTGATCGTTACAAGGTGATTGGTATGCTCTCACGAAATTGTGAGAATGCTGAAGAGTACAATGAGATTATGGGTATTCTTGAAGGCAAGAGTGAGTTTGTGCGTGACGCGAATGGTAGCGAGGAACTTGCAAGCCGCATTTGCAATTATGCTTTAGACTCTATCTTGGTTGAGAATCCAGATTTGGCTCTCCGTAAGCGTTTGGATAAGGAACAGAAAGGCGAGGATGCTCCTGATGTTTCAAATGTTATCGAAATCAAAGGTGATGACGCAAAGAAACTTGTAGATACCCTTTGTGGTATTCTCCGCAAGGATAAGTGATGTAAAATTCATCAAAAGAATATAAATAAACACTAAAACACTTGCAGGTATAAGAAAAAATGCTTATCTTTGCATCGTGTTTGAAACAGATGGCCTTCTGAGAGGTTGCTTCTACCATAATAAGTCAAGACTTAGGAGTTTACGGCATGGTTTTTGAAATTACCCAGCTCAGCTAGACTATAACAAGGAAACTCTAATTAGGGTGAGAATCCCTAGATGCTGCATTAGACAAGTGGTTAAGTCGCCAGCTTTTCACGCTGGTATTCAAAGGTTCGAATCCTTTATGCAGTACTAAATTGCCCTATGGTGTAATGGCAACACTACAGGTTTTGGTTCTGTCATTAGTGGTTCGAATCCACTTGGGGCAACGAGGAGGAATAGGATTATGTTCCACAAATGGTGCGATATTCAAGCGGTTAAAGAAGATTGACTGTAAATCAATTCCCATAGCGGGTTCGGTGAGTTCGAATCTCCCTTGCACCACAAGTACTTTTGTCATATTACAAGGAATGTAGCTCAGTAGTAGAGCACTTGGCTTGGTAACCAAGGGGGCGTTGGTGCAAATCCAACCATTCCTTTACGCTTTCGTAGCTCAGTGGCAGAGCATAGGATTTTTAATCCTAGGGTCGAAGGTTCGAATCCTTCCGTTGGCACAATGATACACAAGAAGAGAGCCGTGATGTTTGTCCTATTGGAATCTCGGACATCTGTCAACGGGTAAACGTAGGAAGCAGATGGGACGAATAAAGTTGCGAATAAGTCTATGAACTAGGGAGACAAGCGGAATGGTTCTCTTTTGTGTTTCGTTTGATGGTTTTACGAAAATTAGAAGAATATGAAAAGTCCACTAAGAATGGCAGTCGCTTTAGAGAAGAATAATAAAGTATATCCGAAAGATGTACGGAAGTTCTTGATGGGATTGTATGCCACGTTACATTTGACAGATAATGCAACAGCAAAAGATATGGAGAAGTTGGTTTATTATGCTTTTCGGAATGGCTATCTGCTAGGTGTTAAGTCTGAAGGTGGTGATGACCAAAAAGCGTATGACAGACTGCCGGATTTGGGAGTAGAAGAAGATATTGGTGATGATTTAAGAAGATAGTTGATAAAATTGGTAATTAGTTAGTGAAGTTTTTAGGCTTTGGTGTGTGAACATCGAAGCCTTTTTTATATATAATAAGGTATAAAAAAAGTTGAATTGTTAACAAGATGTGTATATTAGTTATAGTAAGTTAAACAAATAAAGAAAAACATTAAAAAACTTGCAAGTTTCGAAACTTATTTGTATCTTTGCATCGTCAATCAAGATAAGTTGGTTGATTTGCCGAGTGACAAGTTTCACTCAATAAGGTGAGAGCGACACCAAGGGGTAAGACCCGAAACAACTAGCACAATTGATTATGTCTAAGCAGACTGGTTTTTCATTCGCAAGTTCAAAGAAGTCATTAATTGAGACTATTGACGAAATCAAGAAGTCAAAGATGCCTCGCAACGAAAAGATTGTTGCATTGAAGGCTTGCGGTCTTCGTGAGAAAGAAATCTCCGATATGTTGAAGGTTTGTGTGCCAAGCGGTTCAACTTCTACGAGATTCGTTTATACATTCGGTGTTGAGATTGAATGTGTTCATGCCGAGCGCAATGCCTTGATAGAGGCAGGTCGTCAGAATGGTGTTGATATTCATTCTGAGGGTTATAACCACACCGATAACAAGAGCTATTTCAAGATTGTTAGTGATGCTTCAGTTGGTGGTGATGTTGACCCTAACGAGGTTGTAAGTCCGGTATTGAATGGCAATACAAATGGTATGGCAACTTTGAAGAAGGCTATCAAGTCTTTGGATGCTGTAGGTGCAAGAGTTAATTCTACTTGTGGTCTTCACGTTCATATCGGTGCAGCTAAGTTGACAGGTGAGCAGTATGTTAACGTTTTCAAGAATTATCAGAAGCTTGAAAGATTGATTGATAGTTTCATGGCTCCTTCAAGAAGAGGTAATTGCCGTTGGGCAGCCAGCTTGCTTGACAAGGATTTCTCTAATTGCCACGGCAATTACGATATTAGACGTAATGTATTTCATGGAGATAGATATTACAAGGTAAATGCTGAGAGCTATACACGTCACAAGACTATCGAGTTTCGCCAGCATCAAGGTTCAACCAATTATAAGAAGATTGAAATGTGGGTTAAGTTCTGCGCAAAGCTTGTCGGTTGGTCTCGAAACAATGTCTTCACTAGTGAGGTTATGAATATCGAAGATATACCTTTCTTGAATAAAGAAGAGAAGGCTTTCTTCCAGAGCCGTAAGGATGCATTTGCAGCCAATAATGATTAATTAATGTAGTCCTAGGGTAAAAGCCCTAGGACACAAAAACAAAGTATTACAAAGAAAAAAGAAAGGGTAAAGATATGTGTGTTATTATTGTATGTCCGAAAGGTGTTGCTTTACCATCCGTAGATGAGCTGAGGGCAGCGTATATGAGAAATCCAGATGGTTGTGGGTTCGTGAGCGAGTCTGACCATTACAAGAGTTTGCATTTCTCTACATTTATCCGTAGATTGATGAAGCGAAATAAAAATGAAAATGTTATCATACATTTTAGATTTGCTACTCATGGTTCAGTCAGTGTCAAGAATTGCCATCCATTCTATAAGGCAGGTTATTGGTTCGCACATAATGGAGTGCTCCCGATTTGCTCCGAGCATGATAAAACGGATAGTCAGATTTGCTTTGAACGTTTCATTTATCCTACTATCAAGAAATATGGTTGGGGTTCTAATGAACATATGAAAGAAATGAATAAATGGACAGCTCATGGTTCTAAGTTTGCAATGTTGCATAATGGTGAGATTGTGAAGTCCGGTAAATTCATAGAGCGTGATGGACGGTTTTATTCTAATTTGAATCATTTGGGTTATATGAGAAATGTTATAAACTTTTAGATGATTAATGTTTAGGTTCTTTTTATTCGACAAGCGTCAGATGTCCGTGAGGATGTTTGGCGTTTTTTTCGTTATATGCGAGTTTAATTTTGTGTTACTACTAGTTTACGATTTCATAATAAAATAGCCTTAAATCGCTTGTAAATGCCCTTATTGCTCACTTTTAGGCAAAAGTGAGATACTTGCAAACAGATTAGTGTATTAATTGTTCTTTTCGTATTATCTTTGCACTAGTTTTAACAAATATATCGAAAGAATGAAAGAGAAAATTTTCCAGTTACTAAAACAAGAGTATAAGTCTCTTGGGTTAGGTGATGAAGTTCTTCAGGCACATGCCGAAATGCTTGATAAGATGGGGCTTGTTACTGATGACAACATCGAGACAGTGGTTGCTAGTCAAAAGGATTTTTTGGAGTCCTTGCAAAGGGACAATGACCGCAGAGTTACCGATGCCAAGAAAAAGTTCGAGGAGGCACAAAAGGCTAAAGAAGATGCTGAACGCAAGGCTGCTGAAGAAGAAGCTACGAAGAAAGCTGAAGAAGAAGCCAAGAAAGCCGCTGAAGAAGCCGAAAGGAAACGCTTGGAGGAATTGGCAAAGAAAAACGAAATGCCGGATTATCTCAAAAAATACTTTGAAGAGCAAGCAGCAGAGAAGAAAGCTTCAGATGAAGCAAGAACCAAGGAACGTGAAGAGTTCAAGAAACTCGTTGAGACCTTGACTCAGAAGAACACAGACCAAGCCAAGACTTACAACGAACAGATGGAGGCGCAAAGCAAGACCATTAAGGAATTGCAAGAAACTATCCAAAAGCAAGCTGAGGAGGCTAAGGCTAAGGAAGAGGCTGCTGCAAAGGCAAAGGCAAAGGCAGACCACGATGCGAAGATTTTATCAAAGGCTAAGGAGTTGGGCATTCCCGAAAGTCGTATCAACGAGGGTTTCACCTTGAGCGATGATGCTACAGATGAAGCTATCGAAACATACCTCTCCAAGGTAGCGAACAACTACAAGGCGTTGCAACAGCCACAATTCGGGGGTAGCTATCGTGCTAGCGAGGGCGAGCCAACAAAGGAGGACGTTGACAATGTAGCCGCATCATTAGTTCAGTCACTTTAAAAATTGAAAAACATGAATCAGGAATTGAAGACTACGAAAAAGCAAATTGTCTTTGGTGAGGATTCCGTCATTATCCAGAAATGGGAAGGCGACATCAAGGGCGGTCGTGCTTTGGATTGGACAGGCGTAAAAGATGAAGTTCTTTACGCAGGTCATGTTATCGTGACAGATGGTAAGGGAACTTACAAGCCATTGCCTATCGAAACAGGCAATTATAAGGATTTGGGCGTTGATAGTGACCCATTGAAGGATTACAAGTACGCAGGTGTTCTCTATCGTTCCATTCTGAATGGTGAGCCAGCGGCAATTATGACTGCTGGACAAGTAAACAAGGTAGCAGCCAAGGCTGCAAATGGTGCAGACTATCCGGATGCATTCCTTACAGCTATGCCAAAGATTGCTTTGGTTAGCGATGAGGATGCTAACAAGTTCGATGAGTCTGATGCAACTATGGACAAAGACTAAAAGAAGGAGGATAACAGATGGAAAAATCACTTTATTTTCAGTTGGTCAATAAATACTTCCCTCAACTTGTTGCAAGTGTAGTAGAGAAGTTGAACGGCAAGAATCAGACCGCATTGACCTATATGTACCGAGACCACTTGACTAACACCTATAGTCAAGACGGACGCTGGGCATCAATTACTGCGGAATACACACGAGTTGCTGCTGACGTTGTATCAATGGATGCAGAACTTCCATTGAAGAGCCGTGACAAGGTATCAACCGCTGAGGGTCAAATCCCAAAGGTTGGTATGAAACTCTACATGTCAGAGAAGCAGCTTAAGGATTTGGACAACATGATTGCGCAACGTTTGCCTCAGCCACAGATTTTGCGTAACTTGTTTGCAGACCTTCCTCGTTGTATTCAGGCGGTTTACGAGCGTATTGAAGATATGTTCCTCAGTGAGTTGTCAACAGGTGTAGCTTTGGCTACCCGTTCAGGTGGTACAGGCGTTCGAGTTGATGTTGGCTTTGCCGAGAAGAACAAGTTCGGTCATGGCACTAAGGCTTGGGACGCAGAGGATGCAACCCCACTTGATGACATCCAATTGGTTTACGACAAGGCGATGGAAGACCAAAATACCATCACTACTTGTTATCTTGACGATTACACAATCAAGTTGCTTGGTAAGAACAAGCAGGTTCGTGCTCAGTTTGCCTTCAATCAAGGTATTGCGATTAATAGTGATAGCAATATTCCTATTTTGAGCTTAGAGCAAATTGCTTCTATCTTCAAGAACAAGTGGCAGACTAACTTGGTACGTGTAGCCCGTACAATCAAGACCGAGATTAACGGCAAGAAGGGAACACACAACCCTTGGGCTAAGGGTCACATGACCTTTACATGCTATGATAACCTTGGTGATTTGTTCTGGACTAACGTAGCCGAAGCTACAAGACCAGTTGCAGGTGTTACTTATCAGTCAGCCGATGAGTATATCTTGGCTAGCCGTTATTCTACAAACGACCCACTCCGTGAGTTCACCAGCTCACAAGCAATGGTTGTTCCTATCTTGAATAACGTTGATGCTATCTACTCTTTGGACTCAACACAAGCAGTAGGTTAGGCTTATGAGAGGTGAGGTAATTAGTCCGTTCCGTGATAAGTTTCATTTTAACACCATCTATGAAGTTGGTGCAGTCTTGGACTTTGACGAAGAACGTATGAACTCCCTTATCGAACGTAAGCTTTGCAAGATGTTGGAGGTGCAGGATGATAACCATTCTGCACCTCTAAAAGACGATAAGGAAATTAAAGATACTCCTAAAAAGGAAGTCTTGAATGATGGAAAAGAAAATCCAGTAAAGGAAGAAGAAAAGAAACCAGAAGAGACACCTAAGAAGGAAGTCTTAAAGGAGAAGAAGGAGAGCAAGCCTAAAAAGGAGAAAACCCCAAAAAAGGATGCTGCCGAGTCAACCGAAGAGACTTCTGAAAAGGAGAATGTAGAAGAGGAACTTGACGAAAAGGCTAAGAGCGAGCAAGAGGCTGCAAAGAAAATCGCTGAGGCTATGAGTCAGGCTCAGAAATAAGGATGTCACATGAAGATAAGAGAATACATTTCGCATAAGTTGCGTGCTTGGAATATTACCGATGCTCAATTGGAAGATATTTCGTCAGGTATAGACCTTGACGAAGAATATACGTCTGATAATTCGCAGGTTGTAGGCAAGGCGATGATTTCCGTAATCGAGGAACTGATGCTTGCTCCATATATGAGCAATGTGAACGAAAATGGATTCTCTGTCTCTTGGGACTACTCTAGAATAGGACAATACTATATGTGGCTTTGCCGAAAATATGGTGTTGCTCCGGATAATGAAGTGGTGGCAGCTTTAGGGCTTTCCACTATCACGGATAAGTCTGATATTTGGTAAATGTCTAGGTTATGTTATATTCCCCTCATATATTAAAGAAGAAGTTCGTGAATAAGGTTGTCAACAAGTACAACGAGGTCATTAGCTCTTCTGAGGAATGGAAAGAAATGGGGCGTTGTCGGTGCGATGACAACTCTACCGAGCATTTCACTACCGAGAATGGTAGCATATATACACCGAAATATCATATTGTTTGTGACAAGTGCCAGATTTCCGAAGGTGATGAAGTCCAGGTCTATTCCGATGATGGAAGCTACCGAGGAGGTGGAAAGGTCTATAATGCCCCTAAGTGCAATTATCTTGGTTATATGAGTATCTATGTCTGATGTTATAAAGGATGAGATAGACGCTTTCTTTGCACAGGGAGAAAGGGAAGTAGATGAATTTCTTGATAGATTAGGTAAAACTGCTGTTGAGCTTGATAAGGCTAACGGAAACTACCGAAACCGCACAGGTAATCTCAGAAGGTCTAACTATAGTAATGTACATGACCACACCTTGACCCTTGGCAACAAAGCGGAATATGCGTCTGATGTTTCCTCTAGGGGGTATGATGTTATAGATTCGGGTATTCAGTATATCAAGAAGGAAATCGAGGATATGCGATGATAACAGAAATAGATGCTGGTCATGTAATCTATGATGACTTGGAGTTGATGGGATTGGAACGTAGACTGAAAGGACATCTGAAAAAGGGTGGACTTGATGGGGAAAAGCCTATGGTCGGTGAGAAGATTCCCGATGATGGTTTGATAGTCATTATTCCTAAGCGTATGAGTGCAGACAAGACCTATTTCAATGATTGTACTATAGAGGTAAACATATTGCTCAAAGATATAGAGGGCGAGGCTAATCCTCAATTGAACGAGCTTTTAAAAAAGGCTATTGAAACCTTGTCCGACAAGGATGTTGGTAAGGTTGAGGAAGTATGGTATCGTTATTCTATCCGCTCCCACGGCATAGAGCAAGAGAGTAGGTTGAGTTGCCATTACGCAAACATTACTATAGATTTTGAAACATTAAACGTAAGATAAGATGAAACCATTTATTGGAATCAAGAGAATTTGGTATGGTGCTCCTCTTACCGAGGCTAATACACCAGCTAAGTTGGCTACATGGTTGAAAACCGCTACAGAGGTCTTGAACAGCCATGAGGGAACATGGGGATATTCTCAGGATGACCCTAGTGTTACCGAGTACAAGAACGAGCTGAACGGACAGGTTTACTATCGTGACAAGACTGATGAGGGTGCTAAGACAATTACATTCTCTATTGGTGTATTCTCATGGAAGAACAAGGTAGACTTGCAGGGTGGTAAGATGTACAAGGCAACCGGAGAAGAGACTACAACGGAGGCAGAAGCAGTAGGTTGGTCTTCTAGCCAAGATTTGGCTAATATCAACAAGTGCATCGTTGCTCAGACCAAGACCGGAAACTACATTGTCTTCTCAAATGCAGCTATCGTAGCCAAGGGTGACCAGCAGGACAAGAATATCACTTTGGGTATTTCTGCCGTTGCTATGGAAAGCGAGACCGATGGTGTGGCTGGCGAGTACCAATGGGAAGGCTCTGCGGTTGTAGAACAAGAATAAGACATAGGCAACAAATGATAGAGGGGGATGGTGTTAATGCCGTTCCCCTTTTTTAATATTCAGAACCATGAGTAAGGCAAGTAAATTAGTTACGGATGCAATTCTTGGAGAGGACACCGTAACGATAATCGTGAATGGAAGGGCTTATTACGTTTCACCACCTACAATTATAAAATTGGTCAAGGCGGCTAAATACCTTGATAGTTTCGAAGAGGGCAAGACCTTAGCGGAATTCTTATGCATGCTTAAGAATTTGGATGATGCTTGCAAGGCGTTGTCCGTATTCATACAAGGCGATGAATCCATTAGTGATGAATTATCTAAAGGAACGCTTGAAGAGGTTGTCAATGGCTTACAAACGGCTTATTCCTTAATCTCTATAAAGGATTTTCAGACGCTATCAATTTTGGCGAAGAGTGCGGCAAGGATGATAGCAAAACCACGACCATAGGTAACGATACACTCTTAGGACAGATTGCATCTTTTATGGATAGTCTGCATTTATCTTACCAAGAAGTCGTGAAAGAGATACCTTATAGAAACTTATTGCTGATGGCAAAAGACAAGCAAAGAGTAGCATGTGGTGATGTAATGTATGAGGTAACGGAAGAAGAGTTTGGCATGAACTTCAAAAAAGGATAAGTTTAAAATAATGCAAATAAAGTATTAAAAGCACTAAAACGCTTGCAAGTTAGCGAAATATTGTTTATCTTTGCAAGCGCAGAACAAAAAGGATAAAATGGCGATTTAAGAAATTGATAAGATATTAGAGACACGAAACCCGATGGACTATACCGAAAGGCAGTCCGAGTCACTATTCCTTTGACTTTGCAATCGGTAGTTTCGTGTTTTTTTTGTTTAAAATAAGATGCAAGACGTAAGGTTGATATTCGAGATACTGGTTTCCATATTGCTTTGCGTTTGTCTCATATTGCTTGCTGTAAGTAGATATAGGCAAAAGAAAAAGCGTGAAGAACCGGAGCGAAAGGAAATGGACTTGATAGACTTCTTTTCTTTGGGAGGAGTTGCCTATTATTGGAACAAAGGTGGTAAGCAGCAGAAATGCTACACATACGAAGAATTTCTGAAAATCAAGGCTGACTACGTGGAGCTTTGGTTGAATCAGAATAGATATATTTTTAACTCTCAATTAGATTGCGATGATATATAGAGTATTTGTTTTGTTTCCGACAATAGTTGTATCAGATAGTATTGTCGGTATAGCTTGGCTAGGAAAGGTCTTTGGCTGGCGATATGGAAAGAACAAGAAAAAGAGCAAGAATGTGTCCTTAATGATAGGATATAACACAGGAATGTCTCTTAAGTCGAAAATAGACGATAATGCTGCGGATGATTATTTAAGACGCATTGCCGAAGAAAATAGAATCTAAATTCAAGGGTTAGAGTCCCTTTTTACAACCATATTACTTGTGGTTATTTTTATACATCGGTTTTTATTAACGATTGTTTTTTTTATGGTAGATAAATGTATAAAAACGAGCACAAGTTTCCGTATAGATGGACTAAAAAAAGATGCTAACTTCACGAAGGACAAGGGTAAGGTGATGTCTTGCTTTTGTTGTGGTGGTGGAAGTTCCTTTGGCTACAAACTAGCTGGCTATGATGTTGTAGCCTGTAACGAGATAGACCCAAAGGTTATGAAGATGTACTTGAAGAATCACGATGTCAAGTACGCTTTCAATTGTGATATTCGTGAGTTGATTGCCAATATCAATATGGGGGGCGTATTATGAAAGAAGAGCTTCATAATTTGGATATACTGGATGCTAGTTTTCCTTGTTCGGTATTCAGTATTGCAGGTGACCGCCAAAAGGCTTGGGGAAAGGAAAAAGTATTCCGAGAAGGTCAGAAGGCGCAAAGGCTTGACGATTTGGCTTTCTACTCAATCGACCTCGCTAAAGAACTAAAGCCAAAGGTAGTAGTTTTTGAGAATGTTCAAGGTTTATTACAAGGTGAAGCCATCGAGTACGTAAAGGAGATTTATAGACAGATGAATGATGCCGGATATATCTTGCAGCATTGGCTTCTCAATGCACGTAACATGGGTGTTCCTCAAAACAGACCTAGGGTATTCTTTATTGGGTTACGTAAAGACCTTTGCGCGCCGTTTATGGTTCAAAAGGATTTGTTCGAGCGAGTGCCTAAGATAGATATGGACTTCAACGAGAAAGAAATTGTCTTGGATGAGTTCTCTGACTATTGTGGAAGGCAAATTCCTAAAGGAATGATGAAGTATTGGGAGCATAGAAATGAGAAAGATAATTCTATCGGTGATATTGTCAAGCGGATGGATAATCGTCTTTCTATGTTCAATAACATGTTTCTCAAAAAGAACAAGGTATGCAATACCATATCAGCAATGGAGGATAGACTTGTGTATTATGATAATCCAAGTTATCTTTCAGCACATGATACGATTTTAGCATCAACATTTCCGATGGATTATGACTTTAATGGCATGAAACCTTGGTTTGCTTGCGGAATGTGTGTTCCTCCTGTTATGATGGCTAATGTAGCTACAAGAATCTGGGATTGTTGGTTATCAAAGATTAAAAAGGAGGAATGCGCATGATAACAGCAAGTATGACTTCGGGTGAGATGCGTAGAGTACGAAACTTAGATGAAACAAGAATCTATGAGTTTCAGATGCGAAAAGCTAATGAGCTTAAACGTGAAATGAAAAGACAGAAAGTTAGGCAAATAACAAAGACCTTTGAGTTTGCTACACCAAATGCCGATTATTTCATAGTGGTAGGTGTAAAACATGGTGATGTCTTTGCTTCCGGTGTATTCATTTATCTTAAGGAGACTAACGAGTATATTCCTATGAGCAGAAATGAAGGATATAGCGAGGATTGTTTTGCTATGAGCGTTCATTTTATGAAGAGGTTTGCTGAAAGGTTTTTGAAAAAGGATTTACCGATAGCAAAGATATTACAAAAGATATATACATCGTTTACAGGTGCGATTCAGCTTTATGGCGATGACAAGACTAAAAGGGTGGTGTTTGCTATTCCTGAAGGTCTGATACTCACCGAGTATGATCAGAATAAGCATATTATACACTACAAAACCTTTGTAAGCATGGATATGCTAAAGAAGACACAGATGCAAAGTTATGAGCAGATTAGTGCATTTCTTATGGAATCATGTGAGCAAATAGCCAAAGCAAGAGAAATAGGAAATGATGAAAAGCTTGGCGTTGTGTACAGAAGGTTTTATGATGATATTGATTTATTAGATACATCGGAGGCGCAATCTATATATTCAAGTTTCTTTGAAAAAGGAGGTAACAATGAAAGATAAATGTGTTGCTAGATTCCTAGGTGATATAAGACCTGTAAAGGGTTACGAAAGATATTGTGTTAGCAAGCAGGGGCATGTTTTTACTATTGGGAGAACGTCTCAATTAAAGGAAATCGCCCCATGTAAGACACCAAAAGGTTATCTGAAGGTATGGCTTTACAAGAACGGAAAACGCAAAATGTTCTATATCCATCGTTTGGTAGCTCAGGCTTTCTTGGAGAATCCAGATGCGTTGCCGATGGTGAATCATAAGGATTTCGACAAGACGAATAACGATGTAGGCAACTTGGAGTATTGCACTGCAAGATACAATATGGTTTATTCGGCTATAGCAAAGAAGACTTCATCTGTATACTTGGGCGTGACGTGGAATAAGAACAACAGAAAATGGCAAGCTCAGTACCAGATAGGTAAGAAGAAAATTTATATCGGATGCTTTGGGACGCAAGAAGAAGCTCACGAAGCTTATGTTAACGCTATTAAAGAGATTTGATATGCTAGAATTAAACAGAATATACAATTCCGACTGTATAGAAGGAATGAAACAAATAGAGAGTGGGGAGGTGGATTTGATTGTTACTGACCCTCCGTATTGCATTGCCTACAAGACTGGGTGGAGAGCTGACGACCATCGTTTCTCTAAGGAAATACTCAATGATGATAATGAGCAATTGATTATTGATTATATGAGCGAATGCTACCGGATTTTAAAGGATGATAGTGCTGCTTATATTTTCTGTAGTGCCAAGACCTTAGACTTTTTTATGCAACAAGCGAGGAATGCAGGGTTTACCATTAAGAATGTGCTCATTTGGAGAAAGAACAACCATACGGCTGGAGATTTAGAGGCGAAATATGGTCAATGTTACGAGCCAATCCTGTACTTGAATAAAGGCAGACGAACCATAAATGGAAAGCGTTTGGAGGACGTATGGGACTTTGATAGAGTTCCATCAGATAAATTGGTACATCAGAACGAGAAACCAATCCCTTTGCTAATGCAATGCATCTTGAAATCATCGGACGAAGGAGATTTGGTGCTTGATGGCTTTATGGGCAGCGCAAGTACAGCTCTGGCTTGTATGCGGACAAATCGGAATTACCTTGGTTTTGAATTGGATGAGGATTATTTCAAGGTGGCACAAAGAAGAATTAAGGAAGAAATGTTAAATCACAAAGATATGTTTGGATATGCTGGAGTTAAATAGAATTTATCAAGGTGATTGTCGAAAGCTCTTGAAGCTGATAGACAATGATAGCATAGACCTCGTATGTTCCGATGTAGCTTATCCGGTACAAGCTAGAGGTGGGCGTAGTAACATGAGCGGATATTGGACTGATTTACAAACAAGAAAAGGTAAGATATTCAAGAGTAACGACATAGATATTTCTGAATATATAAACGAATTATATCGTGTTCTAAAAGATAAGTCACACTGTTATCTTATGTGTAATGATTACAATTTGATGCGCTTTCTTGATGTGATTGGAAAAAGTGAATTTCATTTCACAAAGTGTTTGATATGGGATAAATGCTCTAAAGTGTGTGGAACTTATTATATGAATCAAAAGGAGTATATCATTATGCTTCGTAAAGGAGGTGGTAAACCTATCAATGAGTTTGGTACATCTGATATTCTGAGCGTTCCTATTCCTACAAACAAACGCAAGGATAAGGATGGGTTGATTAATCAGACAGAAAAACCAGTGAAGTTGATGGAGATACTAATCAGAAACTCGACAAATATTGATGATGTTGTTCTAGACCCATTCATGGGGAGCGGTACAACGGCAAGGGCTTGTGTTAATCTTGATAGAAAGTATATAGGTTTTGAGATAGACCAGCGACAAGTCGATTTTGCCAATAACGAATTAAAGAACATGAGTAGGCAATTAAGTCTGTTTTAAAACTATCGGTATGTGTATGATTATTCAATGTGATTCTGTTGTAAGAAATGGGAATAAAGAGACAACGGATGCTCTTATAAGAGCCATGAGAGACGAAGCCTTAAAACGTGGGTTGGTACGTGATGAATTGATAGGTTTTTGCAACCGATTCTTGAGAGAAGGCGAAATCAAAGCTTGTATAGAGCATTTGCTAGACAATTTCAAACGTTATTTTTGGAGGTATTATTGATATGAGAAGAAGAAAGTTGAACAAGTCTCCAGTGCTAGGCTTCTGCGGATTTGTTATCGGTTACGAGTGCAAGGAAAAGGGAATAAAGCTGATGGAGTGCGATAAGGCGCAAGCTGATGCAATCATAGTTCCTCATCACTTTTCACACAAGGTAACGAAGAATAGTTGCTTGAATCTTTTGGTATTGTATAAGGATAAGATAAGGGGTGCAATGCAAATAGGGTATGGAATCCGACCGCACATCAAGACTGAAAAGGGCGAAGTGTTGGATTACCATCAAGTAAGGGAATTTGACAGAATGTGGCTGTCTGATGATATGCCAAAGTTTAGCGAGACGATTTGCCTTTCTCTCTTGCATAAGTATATTAGGGCAACGCATAAGGAAATCAAATACCTTATATCTTATGCCGATACGTCCATAGGTAACAAGGGAATAATATATAAAGCCGCAAACTATGAACATATTGATACCATTAAGGCAGATTTCTATGTATTACCAAGTGGTGAGCGTGTGCATCCGGTAACTATGTGGCATCGGCACAAGACAAGAGCATGGGAGGTTCTAACGGAACTATACCCAGGAATAAAAAAGGCAGAAGGGTTTCAACTTAAATTTCTGAAGAAGTTATGAACAAAAGAAATAAAAATATTCCTTGTCATTTGCATCCAGACCCTGAGCATTGGGTTAGAAAAGGTCAGTCTTGGAAGGCGAAGGTAGCTTATGAAAGCGAGGATGATGCTTGGGAGTTTCTGAATCAGAGTTCGAAGTTGAAGGCTTCCGGCTGGCATCCTTACTTATGCAAGGTTTGCTTTAAGTGGCATATTGATAGGTAACATTAACGATTATGAAAAAAGAAGATAGACTTAAAATATATCGCAAATACGATGGGCATTGTGCTTATTGCGGCAAGAGTATAGAGTATAAGGATATGCAGGTTGACCATCTTGTTCCGAAGAATCGAGGGTGTTACTCTCGGTGGAGCGACAAGGAGGGAAAGTTTGTCGTATCCCATGGCGATGATTCCATGGAGAACTATATGCCATCTTGCATGTCTTGTAATTTTCGTAAGCGTGATATGAGCTTGGAACAATTTCGCTCAGAGATTACTAGACAGGCTAAAGGATTGCTTAATGGTAAGGCTTCTTTCCAAGTAAAGATGTCGCTTGCTTATGGTTTAATCGAAGAGCACTTTGATAGACAAATTGAGTTCTACTTTGAGAAATTTAAATAGTTGAGAATATGAAGAAGTTTAAGAAGTCGATAGAGATTAGCACTGAGAATATTTCAGACGTTCTTCAAGTGCCAATTGTTACAAGTTTATACAAGACTAAGAATTTTAAAAACCCTTGTCTTGAAGGTCGTAGCGTTCCTTATGATACTATAGCAGTGATGTATGTTCATATTGAAGGCTTTGATAGCGATTTTTGTATTGACCAAGGCAACATTCTCGCTCTTGATATTTGTGATACTTGGTATGCTTTTTCGAGGCATGGATGGGAAGAACATAAAAACGATGAGATATGAAGAAGAAAGGATATTACGAATACGACCCTGTTATCTATCCAAGGATGTTGTGTGTCGCTATTGGTATGAACCAAGAGGACGCTAACAAGTGTTTTGAAGGTAGAAATGGCGGGGTTTTGAGGGTTGATTTCTCTAATGCTGACGCAATAACCTACGATAAAGTTAGAGAAAAATCGAATAAGAAGCTTTGTTCATTTATTAATTTTGCAAGTAAGAATTCTATGAGGATGGGAGTTTGTTGCCATGAAGCTTCTCACGCCTGCGATGCCATCGAGGGTGCTATTGGTATGGAGCACGGAGGCGAGCCTTCTGCCTATCTGATAGGTTGGATAGCATCATGTATCAATAAGGCTCGTTTGGGAATCGGAGATTTTGTTGAAATCGTAGATAAGGAAGAAAAATAGCCCAAAGGCAAAATACCCTTTGGTGTTTACCCCATCACTATATATAATAATGTAGTGGTGGGGATTTTTGTGTTAACGTCAGCAAATTATTTGTTTATATTATTATAGAGTGTTAAAAGCTATAAGAAATACATTAAATAATTTGCATATTTCGAATATTCTTTGTATCTTTGCATCGTAATTAAGAAATAAAGGTTACTAATAAAAAATGGTGAGACACACCATAAAAACTGTAAGAAGAAAATGAAAAAGTTTTTTGAAAACTTATCTAGAAAGATTGAAGATGCGGCTTTTGAGGCGCAGCTTGATGATTTTACTTGCGAGTTTGATGCTATTAACAAACCAGCCGAAATCGTGGTGTCTGTTAAGAGTAGAAAGGTTATTCATTCAAATGGAAATGTTTCTTCTTATCCATATTACAATGTAGATAAGATTAATATCTATGATGAAGACGGAGAAGACGTTTCTTCAAAATATCCTTTGTTCTGCCAAAGAGTTAAGGATTGCGTACCTTCTTATAAAGATGTAGAGAATGACTTGATGGAGGCAAATATGAGCGACACAGAGCTTTATTTTGGCTCTGAAGCTAATTATTTGCGTTATAAGTATGGAAACTAATTTTTGACTATGGAGTACGAAAATAAGTTTGTAGGTCTTTCGTCTGTAATGAGTAACGACCTTAAAATATTAAGGTACGAACTAGAGTATGGATGGAAATTGGCTCTTATGCCAAATGATGTGTGGTACAACTAATTACATTTAAAATTTCAAATTATGGCATATTATAAAGTTAGTGTAGATGTATCGGATTTATTCGATGATATGCTCGTCCATGCACAGAAGAGCTTTCTTATTGACAAGTTTTGCTCTTTAGCAACAGACCAGCAGATAGAGGTTGTAAGCGAAATGCTGGAGAACCTTAATGGCGACCAAGTAGCTAAAGTTATAGAAGACGCTTTCGATAACTTGCATGAGCAAGGTCAGGAGCACGTTATCAACTATGTGAAAGGGTAAAGATATGATGTTTGGAGAAATGATTACTCGCAGATGTCTGCTTACCTTGGATGGGGGGCAAAGATTCAAGCCATCCTCACTATGCCGAAGCCGACAAAACCCATCTTTCCAAAGGAAATGGAACGTCAGTTCATTAATAGTTTTAATGAATCGCAGCCAAATGCGGTTCACAAGGTTATTAAGTGTCACATAATGAGAAATTAATGATATGGAAAAGAAAGAATATTCTGTTGTCGAATTTATTCAATATCTCAAAGATAAGCCATATATTAAGCTTTATAAAGCTGCTCGTTTAACTGAGATTAAGATGAGAAGAGAAATGAGAATATTGCGATATTCCCCGTTTTATTTAGATAGAGAATAAATGTATAAAGTATAAAATAAAGGTTATGGCTACAGCAAATTTTGAAATTGGAAATAAAGAGTTTGAGGTACGTTTCATACGAGAATCAGGTTATCCTCCAACAAAGAATGAACGTGGTTCTTCATTGGTTGAGTATGATGTAACTACATACAAAGATAATCAGCCAATGATAAAGAGGTTCAATCAAAAGAGGCGTGTTTATTTTGACCTTGAAGGTAATGTTTATAAGGATAAGCAGAGCAACAAGGTATGGTTCAATCTATATAAAGCAAGCTAATGGTTATGGGAACGAAAGTAGAAGTAAGAACTATTCCTTTGCATGGATTGTTCGTCCATCGTAAACAAGTTTGGCGGTCACTCGGTAAGTTGAGAGCTGAAAGCCATTCTACATCAGCGCAAAAAGTATATATGAATGAGCATAATACCGAGGTATATACCGAGAATGCTGATTTTATTGATGGCTTGAAAGTCACTCCTTATGATGGGGAGTTACCAAAAATATCAAAATACGCTGATTGCAGCCAGAGCTATTATCAGTATTGTTTAATGCAAAAATTGGTTTAGTTATGAAAATAGCTGATATGAATGATTTGAAACTAGAGCAATGGATCAGACAGAGAAACTCCGCTCAAATCATGTGGAAAGCAAAAGATGGTAGAGAAATACCGATTAAGGATATGTCAGATACTCATCTAGCTAACACGATAAATATGCTAGAAAGAAAATATGATGCAGAAGAACATCTTTACGAGATAGACCCTCTAATGGACTTTGGTGCAAACGATTAACAAATAAAAAGGTAAGTAATATGAAAGAAAAGATAAACATAGCGGAAATCCTTAAGGATAAGCCTCTTTTACTTAAATTTTATAGTACCACTTTTGGTCGTATAACTTTTAATGGCGTTCACAAAGGAAAAGTATACTTCTTCTCAGAAGACACTAATGCTCATTCGGTCAAGCAAAATGGGAAAATGTATGATGGTGGAGAATGCATCATCTTCCCATCAAAGGAAATGCATGATTGGGAGAAATTCTCTTGGAAGAAAGGTGATGTGCTGGTTATGGATGGATTTAGAGTTGTCTTTGATAAATGGGTTGGTGATGATTATACAAGATTTAATGCGGTACACCTTATTACTTCCTCTGGTGTGTATTTTAATAAACCATCGCAAAACAGGTATAGTCCTATCTCTCACTTTATAACTAAATATTGGAGAAAGATGACAGATACAGAAACTAAGATATATATGAATTCCTTAGAAATTGAGTGTGGTGGCAAGCTCAACCTCGCCACATTGGAGATTGAGAAGCAGCCCGAGTTCAAGGATGGGGATATTGTGTTTATGAAAGGAATTAAAGGTGGATATTTTGCAAATTGTATTTTCATCTTAAAAGGTGAATATAAAGATGGAGACGAAAGAGCTTTTTACTATGCTTTCTATAATGCTGACGATAAATTTACTATAGCTGAATATGGTTACACAAGAGTTCATTATAGTCTTCGTCTAGCAACTGACTCTGAGAAGCAGCAACTCTTTGATGCTCTAGCAAAGGAAGGCAAACGTTGGGATGCAGAGAAGAAACAGATTGTGGACTTAATGAAGCCGAAGGCTGAATTTAAGCCATTCGATAAGGTACTTGTCAGAGATAGTAAATCAGATAATTGGCGTGCAAATTTGTTTGGTAACATAGGCAAAGATGGATATTATCGTTGCGTTTATGCTAATTGGGTATATTGCATACCTTATGCTGGTAATGAGCATTTGTTAGGTACAACAAATAACGTGGAGGGTTAGGTATGATTAGAGACGATGTAAAGATAATTGTAACACCAACTGGTGTATCACTTAAAGAAGTCTTGACTAAAGAAGTAGTTAAGGCGCTCAATGAAGAAGCTTCCATCTATATGAATTATGAAATCCCAGAAGTAAAGCTTGGTGGCAACCCTCCTAGTGGCAAGGAAAGCCGTAGAACTAGGAGAATGTTAGAACTTAGAAAAAGAAAGGGTAGACTATGATAGATAAGAAAATAGAAGAAGCTGCACAAGGAACAGCAGACTTGTATGAGCAAGACTTGCCTATAATGTCTTATAATGAAGACACAGAGGTTGACGGTCAGCATCACTTCTGCCAAGAATTTGGCGCTGAGTTGTTTAAAGATGGTGCTAAGTGGGCTATCAATGAGTTCTTGAAGAACTTGTGGCATCCAAATACAGAAGAGCCAAGAGAGTTCGCAGAAGTCCTTGCAGAAGCAAAAATAACAGAAAGCATTAAAACCTACATTTCTTTCAAGAAGAATGCTCTGTTTAAAAATTGGGATGCTTATAGTTCGGGTGCTAATATTACTCGTTGGTTGTATATTGATGATTTATTCCAAAAGAAAGGAGATTAGTATGACTAAAGTTGAATATATTCCTGGAGATTTGGTAATGACAAACGGAGTACCTTTAGGTACTGCAAAAGATGTCGTTTACCGAGTAACATCATCAGACCCATCAAAGACTTTGAAGCTGGACGATGGAACGGTTCTGAAAGGTGTTGTCTGCTTAGAGAACATCGAAGGTGCGGAATTTGGAGAGAAAGGCTATCTCTTAGGCGACTGCTGTGCTTGGGTTAAGGATATTGTTCCTATTCCTCTTACTCAATTCATTATAAAAAAGAATGGATGGATAGCAGATGAAGCTGATTACATTAATGATAGTTATCATATAAGATTATCAAGAAGATTTGAGGAATACTCTGTCTATAAAGCTTCACATTATAATACAGTATGGCTAAGATACGTAAGAAGTGTTTCCGATTTGCAACATCTTTTCTACGGTCTTGGGATTAATCTCGAAATTGAGGTGTAGGTATGAGTGTAGCAACACAAGTAAATCACCATTGCCCTTTCTACGGAAGAAAATGTTACCAATGCGGTTATTGGAATCGTAGAGGAAATGAATGTGAGATAATAACTCATCAAGACAGAAAGATTTGATGTTTAACCGTCTTCTGACATAAAAGTAAGAATATGACATAAGAACAAGTAGCAAAAGTATTGAGTTCTCTAGGCAAACGAAAGGTATGCTTTCAGCATGGAGACAAAGTAGAGATAGTTAAGGGAATCAACGTAACAAATAATAACGTGATTCTGATTAGTGAACTGCCTTCTGGCGAAAATTGATAGAATATGAATGCAACAGAAGCAAAGAGAAAGTTGTGTGAAATTAGAAGCAGCCTTACTGACGATGAACAGAAGCAAGCTGTTTGGGTAGCAATCAGAGCTATTGACACTTGCACTGAAAATGGATTTATTGTAGAAGATTAACTAACCACCCTTATGGAATTAAATATAAGTAATATGAAAAAGATTATTTTGGCAGCCTTAGTCGTTGCAAGTTTGTTCGCTTCTTGCTCTAGTGAGAAGACTTTTAAAAAGAAAGATGGCTCTACGATTACAGCAAAGCCTTATGGCTGGGCTAGTAAGGAAAACAAAGTAGAAGGTGTTAACTACGAGTTGAATGCTCCAGATGTTGTAGCATCTATCATCTTCGCCCCATCTGTTATCGCTCCAGTTCTACTGACAGCTTATGATGTTTGGGAACCAGTATCATATACTGAGCCATCTAAGTAATCAACCACCCTCTCCTGTAAAATGGAGAGGGTAAGTGATAATATAATTAATTAGTTTAGTATGAATGTTTTAAAAGAACTTATCAGTCAAGTAAAGCGTAAAGAAATCAAAGATTATGATGATTTAATGGCTGTTCTACAGTATGTTAAAGCACATGAAGAAATCAATAAAAAAGATATGTTTGCGTATAAAATTTGTTTTTATTACGATGATTATAATCAAACATGTTATTGTGATAGAAAACCTTGCAAAGGAAAGTGTGAGGTGTTCAAAGAAGATTGGAATAAAGTTTATAGATATTAACCACCCTTTCCTGTAACAGGGAGAGGGTAAAAAGAAGAGAATATGAAGAAAAGAAAGATAAGCAAGTGGCGCATCAAGCGTGGAGTTAATTTCAATAACGAAATGAAAAGAGGTAAATATGGGTGGAATGAAGCTGCTCATTTAGGTTTATTTGACTAAGTAGGACTAGCAATGAGTAAAGAAAAAGCTAAGATATGTTTAGAGTCAGCCTTGTCTGAGTTTGGATTGTATGAATCTCTAGGTATTAGAGATTACTTAAAATCTGCTTATGACAATATGCTAAAGGCGCTTAAAGAGTTGGAGGATGAATAAGAAACAATTTAAGTAAGTAACTATGGATAATAAAGAGAAATCAATCAATAGTCATATTGATAAGGCTATAGGCTATTCAGATAAGGCTCATGACGAGTTGCAAATCGCTCTAAATATTGCTTTGGAAGGAAAAGGGCTTAGTAACGAGGAAAAGGAACTTTTAAGCGTTGGCTTTGCAACAGGAACAGAAGAAGCCGTAGAGCGTGTTGCTGATGGTAGTTGTAATGATGAGTATATCGGTGCATGGGATAGCTCAATTAGAGACTGCCGAATATCTGAGGTATATCGCATGACAGGTGAGCAGATACGTGAATATTTTAATTTGTGACAACTATGGATAAGAAGAAAGTTAAAGAGTTGATAGAACAAGCTATCATTTGGAGTAGGCAAGCTAACCAATATAGCGTTATCTCTAACTTAGAAGAAGCTTTGAAAGAACTCAATAAGTCAGACTGGGTATCTGTTGAGGATGGACTGCCGCCTTATGATGAGAATGTTCTTGCTATATCAAAAGATGGGTATATGAATGTATCTTACAGACGTAAGATTCCAAGAGATAAAATTAGTAGAGAGATTATGGATGATAACGGATTCATTCTAAACTTCAATTTGCATTGTAGCACTATCACTCATTGGAAACCTATTGATAAGTTGGAGGAATAGTTATGGATAAAAACGTTTGTGATAACACATTAGTCTTTGGCAGTTGCCATGCTAGAAGCTGTATTGAAGTACCTTCTTTGAACGCAGGAAAGGCTAAATGGAAGGCTTTCTATGATAAGTTCCCTTGGCTTAAAGGTCAACCTTTCTATCTTAGACGTTCATGCTTCTGGGATGGAGGTGAAAGAAATCTGAAGGCAATAAAAATAAAACTTAAAAAGATATAGTTATGGCATGGGTAGCAGTTAATTATCATGGTGTGGAAGTTATTCTTTCAGATAGACCGAAGAAATTATTCCGTAGGTTATGGGGCAATGATAAAACCCAGATAATTCCTCTTCCACAAGGCTCTATCAAGAAGCTCATCGGAAGAGAGCTGTCTTGGCAAGATGAGCCAGTTGAACTTAAAGAAGAATAGCTTATGTATAGACCGATTACAATGTATCAGATTGTTTGCGATAGATGCGGAGAAGTATTTGAAGGTACAGATACTTGCTCTGCACTATTCCACGACAAAAGTACTGATATTGAAGACTTCTCAAACTGGAAGATGATTGATGGTAAACACTATTGTCCTGTGTGCGATGGGGTGAGGTCATTAATAGAGTGTATACATTTAAAGAAAAAATAGTTATGGCAACCTATAGAATAGTAGATATGTATCGTAAAAGCAAGGCTGTTAATGGCATACATTACGATTCTGAGGATAATCAAATCCTTGCTTATCGTGTAGATAAAAGACATTCATTGCTCTTTGGGCTTATCCATTATTGGG